CCTATAACAGACTTGCCAATGATATCTTTAGATGTTTCTGCTACTTCTTGTGCTATTTGTTTTGTTTCTTCTACGACGGATTTCTTTGATTCTATTTCGTAGTTAATACCATCGTCGATTGCTTTCTGTAGTTCTTCTTGTTTTTTATGGTAAGTTTCTGATAAATTTTGAGCGTCAACTGATTCGCGCATTTTTTTCATAACGTCGGCAAACTTAGCATCTGGTCCTAATTCTGCTTTAATCTTATCGCGAATTTCATTTCTATCTTGTTGATATTTTTCTTTTAATTTTGCCAATTCTGCTTCAGCTTCTTTAGAAGCATTAGATTGTGTTCTTCTTGAAACAGTTTCGCCACCGCCTGACACAGAACTAACTGTGGTTGTAATATCTTTAGAAACTTTGGATAGATCAATTGATGATTTTAAATTATTAACTGCACTTTCAACTCCGCTGGCTTTTGATCCTAGAGCTAGATTGTTTAATTGATCTTCTGTTAGCACAGCTTCTTTACCGTGTAACATAGCTAGTGTTCCTGATCCAAAGTTTTCTAATAGGCTTCCTGTTTCACCTAGGGATCCTGATGATCTTCCTGGAATTGGAGTTCCACCAATTGTGATAGAATCAATAGTTGTTGCTGTAATCTTGCCAATGTTACCTGCTATTTCACCTATAGACTGTAATGCTTGTGCTCCGCTAAATGATTCGTTTTCTGTGACCTTGCCTTTCCAACTTGAGGGTTTTCCTGATGAGGCAGGAGCATCTGATGATCCTTTTTCATATCCTTTTTTCAACTCTTTTTCTAGAGCAGTGGCAAAATTTTCTTGTCCAGAAACTCTACCTTCTTTGTCTCTTGTAGTAATAACTCCGCTAAGATATTTGTTAGCGAACTCTCCTAGACTGGGACCGATAGTTTTGTTTAATGGATCTATTAATTGTGTAGCCAGTGCAGATGTTACATCTCCTGCTCTATTACCTAATTGTATAACTGCTTTAGTAGCACCATCTACTTCTTGATATTGCCCTTTATCATCTTTACGTTGGCCTGCTTGTGCTTGTGTAGCATCAGCCTTCATATTTTTTAATGCTTCACTAGTATCTTTGGCGCCGCCTTGCAGTTGTTTCTGTACACCATCGTACAGTGTACGGTTAGCTGTCATGTTTTCTTGCACTACCTTAGATGCATCACTACCTGCTGCCGCAACTGTTGATAGATTTAAAAGAGCTACGTTACGTTGATTTTTTAGCGTTTCTTCTTGAGCTCTTACGCTAGCTTGATTAGCCTTTTCTATATTTCCGGCAGCTAATGCTCTACCTTGTTCGATAGTTGCCAATGCGGCTTTACCTTGTAGAGCAACCTGCATACCAGCTTCTTTACTCATTATGTTACCAGTAGCAAATACTTCTTTAAACATCTGCCCTTGACCACGTAGCTGTGCTTCGTTGTACTGTTTAGCAAAATTTTCTCTAGCTCTAGCTTCAGCTTCAGGTCCTTCTTTGATTCCTATTAAGCGCATCTTGGCTTCAACAGCCATATCGGCTTGCGCTTTCTTTGAAGCTTCCATCTGCTCTTCTCGACTCTTGCCAGTGAGCTTGGCCATCATATCCATCTCAGTGGCTAATTCAGTAGCAGATCGAATTGTCCTTGCTCGACTAGCTTCGTCATCTCTGATACTAGCACGACCGAATCCAATTTGTAGAGCTAGTACTTCGTTTAATTCTTTGTTAGTGTATCCTATTTGTTTAAGAGAATCTGTAGCTCGACTATCAAACATCTCTTTGCTGAACTTAGCAAAAGCTTCTGCACCTCGAGTAACGTTTCCACCGAGGCCTGCCATGTCTGCCGCATTGTTTTTAATAACATCAGCAAACTCGCCAAGATTCATTCGAGTGTTTGCTGCCGCAACACTCATACCAACTACGTCATTTGAAAAGCTAGCACCGGATTTGCTGAGATCTCTAAATACGCCAAGATTTTCTTCTACACCTTTTTGTAGTTTGTCAAATCCTTCTTGAGCTTTTTTAGATGCTTCTCCAGCACCGCCCATGGCCATTTTTAAAGGATCAACACTCTTGGCCGCATCTCCTAGAGCAGTATTAAATGATGCCATTGAGCTAGGTGCACCGGCCACTGACGGTGCAGATTGATTGTTAAGGCTTTTTAGCAGTTGTTTAAACTGCTCGGGTGACATTGCAACGTTTGGATCTGCCATTATTATTTTCCCAGAAATCTGCGTATATAAATACCAATACAATATATTTATCGGGATAAAACTATGGCAAATAATCCATTACAGAAGTATTTTAGACAGCCAAAAATTTCTGTTAGCTTACCTAGTAAGGGTCTATTCTACGAGCGCGGTGTGCTCGCAGGTGACTATAACAACGTGCCCATTTTCGCAATGACCGGCATGGATGAGATTATTTTTAAAACACCCGACGCTTTATTCAACGGTGAAGCTGTAACTAAAGTTGTTGAAAGCTGTTGTCCGTATATTTCTGATGCTAAAAAAGTCCCTAGTTTAGACATCGACACACTAATGATAGCTATCAGGATCGCTACATTTGGTCCTAAAATGACCATTGAGCAGGCCTGTAAAAACTGCGGCGAAGAAAATCAATATGAAATCAATCTTTCAAATTTATTAGACTATTTTAAAGATCTAACCTTTAGCACACAGGTACAGGTTAACAGTGAGTTATCTTTAAAAATCCGTCCTCTAAGCTACGAAGAAATGACAGCAGTAGCCACAGAAAATTTTAAACTACAAAAGATGTTGTATCAGACTATTGAGTTGCCTGACGATCAGAAGCAAACGCAGATGGATCAAATCTACGCTCAGTTAGCTGAACTACAATTAGAACTATATCTAATGACCATTGAAGCTGTTCAAATCCCCGGTGAGCAAGTCACTGATAAGAATATGATAAGAGAATGGTTACAGAATGCTGATCGTGAAGTGTATCAACAGATCAAAGACAAGCTAGAATCTAACAAGGAAGTTTGGAGTATTCCAAAACAGCATGTAAATTGTGCTAGCTGTGGCACAGCTGATGATATCCAAATAACCATGGATCAATCAAATTTTTTCGTATAAGACTCTTAAGGATGTCGAACTCTGACATCGAATCCTATCTTAACTTTTTAGAGCAAGAGATTAAAGGTATCAAAGACGAAATTTTTAGATTGTCTTGGTATATGCGAGGCGGAGTATCTAGCGAAGATTTATTCCACAGATACTCTCATGAAGATAGAGTTATCCTAAACGAAATTATCAAAGATAATATAGAGCTTACAAAGAAAAGCGGATTGTCTTTACTTTAAAGCATCTAACGGATTTGGCTTACCTGCGGCTAGATCTCTTTCAATCGCGGCTTTAACTCTAATATTGTTTTCAATACCGGGTATTAAGTTTCCCTCAATATCGGTAACACGAACTCCGCCAATATATTTTTCGTTTGCGGCAATTTGTTTTTCTCTGTCTGCGGCCGCTTGATCTTCTGCATCTCGCTGTGCGGCTTTGGCGGGGTCTTTTTTAGCTAATTCAGCTTTTTTAGTTTTTTTAGCTTCTTCGGAGTTTTCGTAATAGCTTGTTAAAGAGCTCCATGCACCTTCTGGAATCTTGCCCATTGTTTTTACAATACCCATTAAGAAAGTATTAGCTATCCAATCTTTACCAGCATCACTACCTAACCATGCTTGAAGCCAAATAAAGAATGCTTCAGAAGCAACTGCGGCAGCTATAGTAGCGCCTGCTGAAATCCCGCCAGCGGCTGCTCCAGCAAGATTTTTAATGATTCGAACGATTAATAAAATTGTTTTAGCACCTGCTATACGTCTAGCAACCGCAGGTACGAGAATTTGTGCCGAGAACACACCAAATAAAAATTCTCTTGCAGATTCTACTTGTTTCTTGTTTAACTGGTTGTTTTGAAAATCTTCATCAAGTCCTTCGAGGTCAACATATAACTCAGTTAATGCTATACCAACTCCTAGAACCTTCATTAATGATGTTAAGAAAAATCCGTATTTGCCCATCCAGACTCGTTCAACTCGCTGGGCTCTAGTTTTATTAGCTCTCCATTTTTTCTGACGCTCATTAACCCACTTTCCGATATCCTGACCGGGAGATGAGCCAGTACTAGTAGGTGTTGTTTTTGATGGTTTAGAAGGAGCGGTTCTTCCGAATATGCCTACTTTCTTACTTGGTATACTGTTAGAAGGTGTATAAGGCGGTGTACTAGCACTAGCTGTAGTAGGTGTAGTAGCTGATTGTGGAACTGCAATACCTCCGGGAGTAGTTGTATAACCAGGAGGCAATGATGGTGCTTCGGAAATAATTTCGTAGATTTTCATTTGTATTTGCTCTCGATATTTTATTTATTCAGTTAGTGAGCTTGCGCTCACTAAGTTTTTCGCTATCGCTCAAACTTATTTTCTTTTTTTAATTTATTACTGCGAAGCAGTTTTAAGATTATCCAGATACTAATGGTCACACTAAGCCCGTTTCCGGGCAAAGATGGCATTATCCGAGTACGGCAAGTCACACAGCGTTATGGCATTACAGAGGCGGTCGTCCGGTACCTCGAGCCACGTCTTATTACGACGGCGGTTAGTAAATGTACGCTATCACACATACTAACGTGCAGATTTTCTCTGCTCATTTCGCCTTTAAAATCCTTTTCAAACAGCAAAATCGCAGGGCTTAGATAGCGATCATCATCCAAATGGGTAGTTGCTGAGTACCACTGCGGCGTGGAATTTCGTCCCTGTGACCATGTTTGACCAGGTATAGAGCGCACGAACTTAGGCCTGCGCTAGCCATAAACCGCATTATTTTGCCTGATTTTGTTCTAAAAGACGTTGCCTTAGTATGTTTGATCCGCCTACTCTGACGTTTATAATACCATTATAATAGTCGTCAGTTTCTAAAACTCTGCGTTCAAACTGTTCTCTTGCCTCTAAGTAAGACATTTCTGCCTTGGATTTGCAAAGATAAAGTATTTCTCTTGTGAAGTTTTCCGGGCCTAGTGTCTGGACGTCTGCGTTTAACCTATCAGATGAACCGTAATAATCGCGCCAATCGCTTTCTACTACTGATCTTCTTTTAAGTTTTTTGCCTTTAAGTGGTGGTTTAGTTTTCTTAAACTGTGCTAGTTTTTTGCCTATGTATTTTTGCCCGGTTTGTAGATTAGTAATGAGATACACAAAGCCGATATAGCCTTCGGGTATTTCTTCTACAATTTTATTTTGATACGTCCACGACATGCATTTAATTAGTGTCGGGGTCGTCTTGTGCCTTCTTCTTTTGAGCTAGTTCTTGTAATTTTTTCTGTTTATAAGCTGGTGATTTTAATTTTGGTTTTTCTTCTCTAATTGCCTGTATTTCAATTCGCCTATCATGTGCTATTTTTCTAATTTCTAATAGATATGAACGACATCTTTTTCCAGCCGCATGGGTCCTGTGCATTTCCCAATCTTGATTAGCTTCGAAGTATTTTCGAAACAATGTCATCAGCTGTTCATGTATGTCGCTCATTATTCTATAAATTCTAAATCTGTCGAGTAACTGGTAAATCCGTTTTCTTTAATAACTTTAAGGACGTTATTAACTCTACCGATCAATTCGTCTTTGTGGCTGATCAGATAAACATTTTTGTTTCTTTCTCTGCTCATCTTTTTAAGAACGCTCAGTGCGTTCTCGACACCGTTAGAATCTAAACCGTTATCAATCAACTCATCGATAAACAACAGATTAATGTTCTGATATAGGCTTTCCCACACATCACGGAATGCCCAACTTAATCCTAGGATCAATCTGTTACGTTCTCCTCGAGATAAGTTATCAAAATCGAGATCTTGACCTAGCTGTGTAATTTCAACAGTTAGATCGTTTTGGAATACAACCTGATGAGGTAAGCCCATCTTATCTAAATAATAGGTTAGTCTGTTATTGAGATATGCGAGATTCTGATCAATAATCTTTTTACGAATAAAGCTATCTTTGTTAGTCAACAACTTGAGTAAGAATTCTTGATGATCTTTTAGACTGGTAAGTGTGTTAACGTTATCCCAGGATATTTCTTGAATAGCAGTGTGTTGTAGCTCATCAATTTGCTCTTGATACGGATCAACTTCTTGTTGTCGAACTGCTAGAGCATTCTCTAAGCCTGTAAGATTGTTTTGATGTTTAAGAGCTTCTTCTAGTGTTTCGTAATACGTGTTAGGTCTGCCATTAATGTCACCGATTGACTCTAATTCAGTAATAACTGTGATATAACTGTCACTGATGCTTTGAAGATATGTGTTAGCATCAGCTAGATTCTTTTCTGCAATCGTAGTCATTTCTTCGTGAGTATGGGTGTGTAATCCTTGTTTACACGATGGACACGTATTGTTTTTAAGTTCTTCAACTTCTTTAGTATATTTTGCAACCTGTTTGTCGGCTTGTGTTACAGCAGTTTCTAAAGTAGCCTTTTCTTTGTTTAGGCTTTTAATCTTTGCAGACAACTCGTTATAAGTTTTTAACCTAGCGTGTTGTTCTAGTTCTTTTTCAATATCAACAGCCTGGAGTTCAATAATGCTTTTTGCAAGTTTTTCACAGTCTTCTTCTTGTTGCTTAGACCATGCCTTTTGCCTTGTAATCAAGCCGTTGATACTCTGTTGAATTTTGTCATTAGATTTTTTAGCCGCTTCAATATCAGCGTTTTCCTGCTGAATTTGTTCTTTAGTAACTCTGATCTGTTCTTTAAGCAGTTCTGCTTTTTCGCTTAACAGAGTAATACCCAGCAACTGCTCAATAATTTCTCTCTGTTCGTTTGACCTCATGCTTAGAAACGGTTCAGTGTAGGTATTCAATGCTACAATGTTTTTAAACATTTCATGACTCATGCCCAGCAAGTCGTCTAGATCCTTCTGCGTCTCACGCATGTCGCCTTGACTATCATCAGATTCTCCCGATGCTTGTTCTTCATCATTGATATAGAACTTCATCACAGTGGGTTTTCTGCCTCGCTCAATGCGATACTCTTGTCCGTCTTTTTCAAAACTAAGAGTCACTAACATATTCTTACCATTAATTTTGTTGATAAGATTGTCTTTCTTAATATTAGTTAATGCCTGTCCGTATAAGGCATAGCTAAGAGCATTTACTATGGTTGTTTTACCTGTACCGTTGCGAGAACCAGAATCATCACCTCCTTGATCTAAGTTTTCACCTAAGACAAGGGTAAGTTGTTCTTTTTCAAAATCAACAGCTTGAGTTTGGTTTCCCACGCTCATAAAGTTTTTTACAGTTAAATCCTTAATTTTTATCATAGGTTATTATAAATTGAAAGTAGCACCTTTGGATCAAATGTATCACTTTGTATGTTGACAATTTGATTAGATACAATTTGATCAACACTCTCAAATGCTTTGACATCAATGTCAGTGTTAATTTCTATTTCTTTTTGTTGCGGTATTAGAGTTAGTTCTCTAATGTCGTAGTCTTCTACAAATTTTTCTTTGATAAAACTAGCTTCTTCAAAACTAATATCGATATCTAAGGTAACTCTTAGATGTTGTTTAGGTTTGATAATTTTGTCAGCTTCATCAATTAGTTGACTCAGCTTAACAGTTCTAAAAGTAGGTTGACTTGGCCATGCATGATATTGAGGAGTTCCTCCCCAATCTAAAATCATCATGCCACGGTCGTCGTCCCATGCATCAGCGTAATTATGCGGAAAGGCATTGCCGATATACACCATGTTTTTCTTTTGCTGGCGTTTATGGAAATGCCCACTAAATCCTAGCTCGTACCCATCGAATGTATCTAATTGTATTTCGCCGTGGTCTGGCATTTGTACCATAGCGTTCATATAGAAGTGCGGAAGTTCAAAGTGGCCAAATATATATCTGGCCTTTTTCTTACCTATTTGCTTCCATTCATCTCCGACAAGCCACGGGCAAAGTGTAACATCTCCTTCTGTAATCGGATGATGTACAACAGTAATACCAGGAATATACTTCCCAAACTCAACACTGTGAATGTCTCGTTTGTCTTTGTAATATAAATCATGATTGCCAGGGAAAAAGAAAAATTGATCAAACGCCTTACCGAGCTTTTCCAAGGCCCTAAGGCTATAGTCCATAGTAGTGATGTTAAGACTATTACGATTGTGGTGCCAATCCCCAAGAAAAATTCCTGTGTCACAACCTTCCTCCTTAGCTTTTGCAATATACCAATCTACAAAGTCTTCGCAGTCTTGGTTGTGTACAGAACTGTTGGATTTTAATCCAAAGTGTATGTCCGTGAAGCATGCGGCTTTTTTAAATAGATTACTCACTGATAAATCTCCATCTCTACAGTATAGATATTAAACCAAAAATGGTCAATCATCTTGGCTTTCAAATCTCTTGACTGCCGCTTCGTATTCGCCTTGGCTGGTTCTAGTGTAACTTGGATTCATTCCGTTCATTTCTAGTAGATCGTCTCTAATGATCTGATTGCGCTTTTCTAGATTGATGATTCGAACAAAGCTGTTAGTCACGGCCGCAGTAAAATACGCAAACGGATTATTAGATTTCGATTCGTCGAACTGAAGACCAATCTGCGTTAACTGTAAGATTGCTTGTCCACGCATTTCGTCATTATAAGTGTACCCACGAACGTTACCACGGGTAGCATAGCGTTCACATAATTTGATATACATGCGAGCTAGGGTATTTGTAATTTGCCCGTGATCTTTGGAAAATTTTCCCTTTTCTATAGAACCCTTCCAATGACTCTTGCCTACACACTCTAGGATGTCGTTGTCGTTAAATTTCCAATGTTGGAAAGGAGGGAAATTTACTTTATCCCTACCATCTGCTATGGTCTTTGGATTTTTCTTTCTAGTTGAATTTAGAGGAATATGATCAAAGGTCATAATTCTAAAAACTAGATCCTGTTTATTAATTTTTTTGTAATCGATTTCACAATCGGCTTGTTTTACCTTTTCGCCTGCGGCTTTTCTTGCTTCGTAGGCCGCTTGGCTAAGCCGTTTTGCTTGATTTCTCTTGGCTTCTGCAATAGTTCGAATATTGATTTTATCTACGTTTGGCAGGATAATATCGTATTGATGATATTCGGGCTTAGTAAATGAACAGTAAGTGTTCTTTGATTTGTGTATTTCGTCTAGTAAGTCTTTGTTGTTTAGGTAATTTGTTTTTGTCATTAGTCAAACCTCTTTTCAGAATTATAAACTATGCACTTAATTTTGTCAACTAAATAAACATATTAAGGAGTCCATATGGCATTATTTGACGCTGGTACAGGATTAAGTTCAATCGCTTCAGCCGCAAAAACTGTTGGTTCTGCAGCCGGGCAGGCCTTAGGTGCCTTTGGATCTGTTGCCGGCACAGTAAGTAGGGTTGCTGGAGCACTTAATAATTTATCCAATCCTGGAGCACTGATCAGTGCATTACGAAGCGCAAGCCTTCCCACTGGCGGAAACATAGCCAGCCAGATAGCCAGTGCAGGAGCACAGTTTGTTGGTGCTGATGCTAACAATGATTGGAGAGTTAGATTAAGTATTCCTACTATTTCTTCGTTTTCAGCAAGCCCGGTACTTCAGCCATTGGTACAAGCTGGCGGACTAGTTTTCCCTTATACTCCTTCGATGAGAATTGCCAGTACTGCTAGTTATGAAGATATTCCAATTACACATCAAAACTATCAATTTTTAGCCTATCAGAACAGTCGTGTAGATTCGATAACCATTAGCGGTCCGTTTCACGTAGAGGATGCAGTTCAAGCACAATACTGGTTAGGTGTAGTTCATTATCTTAGATCTATAACTAAAATGTTTACTGGCGACGACGCAGTTTCTGGTAACCCGCCTCCTATTGTTTTATTGAACGGTTACGGTGATTATGTGTTTAAAAATATTCCTGTAGTAGTAAAGAGCTTTGATCTTGAATTACCCCAGGATGCAAATTATATTTCAACCACAGCAGGTTCTGGAGCATTATCTGGATATGGTGGCGGAACTGGCGGCGGCATATCACTGGCGGGGATTTCTTCTACTGCTGGACAATTGGCCGGAATCGCTGGAGCGATCGGATCAGCTAAAGCCGCACAAACACTTGGGGCTATCTCTGCGGCATCGGGCGTTATTAATGGTGTGTCATCATTATTAGGTGGAGGAACATCAGGAATTTTTGGTTCAGTAACTTCTGGACCAAGCCATGTACCAACTAAGAGCACGATATCAGTAACAGTACAGCCTGTCTACAGTAGAGAAAGTGTGCGTAATTTTAATCTACAGACATTCGTTCAAGGCGGTTATCTTAACAACAATGTAGGATATCTATAATGGCAGTCTATAAAAATTCTAGTCCTTGGGCCAATACACAAACAGTAAAAGATTATCTATCGTTTTTAAAGATCCGTCCTGTCAGCGCCGAATCTGATGATTATCTTTATACAATCGAATCGCAGTATACCTATAGACCAGATCTGCTAGCATTTGACCTTTACGGAGATTCAAAACTTTGGTGGGTATTCACTCAGCGAAATCTAGATGTTATACAAGATCCAATTTATGATTTTGTTCCAGGTGTGCAAATATACATACCTAAAGGCGATAGCCTTAAAAAAGTGTTAGGATTGTAAAATGGGGTTTTTTGACGAGATAAGTTCTGCTGCCACAACCGCCACTACGCAGGTTAGGAAAGTTGTTTCCGATATCGGAGCGGCGTCAGGAATCAGCTCATTAGCCAGTAGCGCAGATTCGGTTTTAAAAAGCGCGGCCAGCGGATTGACTAACGTTGGATCTCTAGTTCCCGGCGCACCAGCCGGTGTGTTGTCAGGGGCACAACAAGCTCTGAGTGCATTAAAAGATTTAGATTTATTAAAAGCCTTAGATGCTTTTAAAAACAAGGTAAGCGTTCCTGGTGAACCTCCATTTCCAAATATTTTACACAATTATTCTACATACAACTATGTCTTTACCCTGAGTGTATTAGATGATGTTAGTTTAAATTTTCCAGATGAAACATATAAACAAGGTCAATACGGTCCGTTAATTTTAAGATCGGCCGGCGGCGCACCAACTAGCGACCTTGTTCCTACTGCCTATGGCAAGTATGACTTTTTCTTAGATAACGTTAAGATTAGTTCAAGCGTTGGATTAGAAAAATCTACAGGTAACACTAACGCAACAGGTGTATCTTTTAAAATAACCGAACCTTATAGTATGGGATTGTTCTTCCAATCAGTGCAGACCGCTGCCTTGGTAGCAGGACATCAAAATTATCTAGACATACCACTTTTACTAACCATAGAATTTAAAGGTCATGTTGACGCCGCATTGCAAAATGTACAGATAGATAAAACTACAAAGCACATTCCTTTGAAATTAAGAGAGATCGGAATGCGTGTTACTGGCAAAGGATGTGAATACGATGTTGAAGCATATCCATGGAATGAGCAAGGATTTTCAACATCATACTCCCAGCTTAAAACAGATGTAAACATTTCAGGCTCAAGTGTACAAGATATGCTACAAACTGGAGAAAAGAGCCTTCAGAAAGTTTTAAACGACAAATTACAACAAGAAGTAAAACGCAAAGATGTTAACGTAGCTGATCAAATTATTATCCTATTTCCAACTGATCTAGCGTCCAGTGCATCTCCTGCTACAAATACAGAAAGCGAATCAGACGACAAATCTGCTACGGTAAATCCAGGGGATGCAGAATCATCATCTGTATACCAAAAATTAGGAGTAGGCCGCGGAAAAAATTCGACATTAGTACAAGGAACAGATGCATCTCAGGTTAACCCGATTGGTCTTGCTAGCATGGGCTTCAACTTGTACAGGAAAGGCGACACTCCGTTCGCTAAGGATAATGTTTCTTACGATGAAAAAACTGGAACATACAAACGTGGAAATATCACTATCGATCCTAGCAAGAGCGATTTTAAATTTAACCAAGGCGTCAGCGTAGTTAACGTTATTAATCAGGTCATTCTAATGAGTGACTATGGAAGAAATGCACTTAAAGAAGCACAGTTAACGCCAGAAGGACAAGTAGTTTGGTGGAGAGTAGAAACACAGGTGTTCAACACTCCAACTGAAGAAAATCTTAAAAAGACCGGTCTTAAACCTAAAATTGTTGTGTATAGGGTAGTACCTTATCTAGTTGATGCATCAATATTTTTACCTCCTAACGCACCAAAACCCGGTTTAGAAAATGCTAAAAAACAAAGTTTAAAAGAATACAATTATATCTATACAGGAAAAAATTTAGACATTCTTGACTTTTCTATTGAATTTAAAGCGGGTTTCTATAGAGCGTTACATGCTGACAGCGGAGATAATAACGAAGGTAAAGAGCTTGAGAAAAAAACTGGCGCTGCCGCAACCTCAGGAGAAACTGCTAATCAAGAACCTCCTGAAGGACAATCTCCAGACACTCAACAAACACCGTCAGTGGTTAGAAAAGATAAAATAGAATCTAGCAACTATAGTCTTGGTGGCGGCGGCTATGACGATGCAGCCTCTATTGCAGCCAGACAGTTCCACGATCTTGCAACCAACGGCGTTGACATGATTAATTTAAATTTAACGATCCTTGGCGACCCGTATTATATTGCTACAAGCGGTATGGGCAATTATTCTGCAACTGCAACTAACTTTCAAAATATGACTTCAGACGGAGAAGTTGATTATCAAAGCGGGGAAGTTTATATCACGGTTAATTTTAGAACACCAATAGATATTAATCAACAAACTGGATTTTATAATTTTGGAGACACACGACCTGTACAGCAATTCAGCGGTCTATTTAGAGTCCTTCAAATCGAAAGCATTTTCAATAAGGGAACATTCAAACAGACGCTAAGTCTAGTTAGAATACCGGGACAGGATAATCCAGACGCCGAAGCACAGCCAACATTTGCCGCGCCGGTTGAAGCACCAGCAGGATTCGGTGTAGCCTACGACGATGAAGGTAATCTAATGCCAGGTTGGAAGATCAATGACGAAACCGGCGATACATATTGGTCGGACATATAATATGCCAGTAGAACAAAGATTATCAGCAGATGCCGCGGGCGATAGCCGCCCTGGTCCATTCCTAGCAAAAGTAGTAAGCCACCTCGACCCTACATACATGGGTTCTTTAGAAGTTCAACTACTACGTGAAGTAGGTAATGACGAAGACAAAGAAGGGCAGTTACGTGTTGTAAAATACCTTAGTCCATTCTACGGTGTAACCAGTGTTGACTATGTCGGCTCAGAAACTGACGATTATAATAATACACAAAAATCATACGGCATGTGGATGGTACCACCTGATGTAGGAACTATTGTTCTTTGTTTATTTGTCGACGGTGATCCTAAGAAAGGATACTGGATAGGCTGCGTTCCTGACACAAATATGAATTTTATGATGCCCGGGTATGCGGCAACAAAATTTGTAGTTGAAGATACAAAAGAATCTTTAAAAGAACGTATTCCTGTAGGGGAATATAATAAAGTTATACAAGACGTTGCTCTTGATCCTACCAAGCTGCCTAAGCCAGAACATCCGTTCACTAAAGTCCTAGATCAGCAAGGATTATTAGAAGATGATATTAGAGGGATTACTAGCTCAAGCGCAAGGCGAGAAGTTCCTAGTGCAGTATTTGGAATTAGTACTCCCGGACCGGTAGATAAACAACCTGAATCTAAAAAAGGTAAGATCGGTAAATCAGAACATAAAATTGCTAATGCTTTTGTAAGTAGACTAGGTGGATCTAGTTTCGTCATGGATGACGGTGATGACAAATTCTTAAGAAAAACACCCGCTACTGAAGGCCCGCCAGATTATGCGGCAGTTGAGCAAGATCAAGATGACGGCGATGTTACTATTCCACATAACGAATTGATTCGTTTAAGAACAAGGACTGGCCATCAAATACTGTTACATAACAGCGAAGATTTGATCTATATTGGAAACAGCCGAGGAACGTCTTGGATTGAATTATCCAGCGATGGAAAAATTGATATCTATGCCGAAGATAGTATAAGCATAAGAACTAAACAAGATTTTAATTTTTATGCTGATAGAGATATTAATTTTGAAGCCGGCAGAAATATCAACTTAAAATCAGCAGAAAGATTTCAAACTGACGTTGGCGCAGATTATAATCTAGTAGTTAAAGGCGACGGAAAAATAACCACAGTCGGAGACCTTGATGTTGCAACTGGAGGTGATAATAACCTAACTGCCGGCGGCGACACTAACATTAAGAGTGGTGGTAATCATGTTGAAACAGCTTCTAGGATTGACATGAATGGGCCTGCCGCAGCCACTGCAACGCCTGCTGTTTTCTTATCCACACACGATCTTGAAGATATTGTAGAAGATGCAGAATCAGAAACACTTTCTTATATAATTGCAGAAGAACCTATTAAAACAATAGTAAAACGCATGCCAACTCACGAACCTTGGCCACACCATGAAAACCTAGATCCGTTGGCAGTAAAACCAGAAAAAACAGATAGAGAAACGTCGGAAGCAATAGCAGTACCTGATTACTGGGCGTTCTATACTACTAACACTGATACCTTCGAAAAATTAAAGGGCCCAGAAGAGGAAGAACAGCAAGAGTAAATACTATACTATGTCAGCTAATTCAAAACTATACGATAAAATTACTGTGAAGGGTCCTTCTCAGGCTCAAACTATGCCCGGGACTAAAACATATAAAGGTTTTAGCACAGTTTCTGCTGATTCGGAAAGTTTTTCTTTGTATGATCTTGCATTAATTAAGCAGGACATTATTAATCACTTTCACATTAGACAAGGCGAGCGACTAGAAAATCCCACATTTGGTACAATAATCTGGGATATTTTGTTTGAACCACTAACCGAAGAACTTAAAAATCTTGTTAAACAGAACGTAGAAACGATCATCAATTACGACCCTAGGGTTAAAGTTGATCAGATTATTATAACAACCTACGAAAGCGGAATCCAAGTAGAATGTGTGTTAACTTACTTGCCCTACAACATACAAGAAGCACTGCAATTTAAATTCGATCAAGCTAACGGCTTATTAAATTAAGTACGCACATAATAAATTACGCTAAATACCATATAAACGGGAAGAGCGTATGTCAGCAACTGATAGACAAAATAGATTACTCGTAGCAGAAGATTGGAAACGCATATATCAAAGTTTCAGAAATGCGGATTTCCAAAGCTACGACTTTGAAAATTTACGTAGGGTAATGATCCAATATATTAGAGAAAATTACCCAGAAGACTTTAATGATTACATTGAGAGCTCTGAATATCTAGCCTTAATTGATTTAATTGCCTTCCTTGGACAGAGTCTAGCTTTTAGAACTGACCTAAATGCTAGAGATAACTTTTTAGAATTATCAGAAAGACGAGAAAGCATTCTTCGTCTTGCAAGACTTCTAAGTTACAACGCTAAACGAAACATAGCAGGATCGGGACTTTTAAAATTTACCACAGTATCCACTACAGAAAATGTCTATGACTCTAACGGCAGAAATCTATCAGGGCAAGTAGTAGGGTGGAACGATCCTGCTAATTCAAACTGGTACGATCAATTTATTAAAGTTGTCAATGCGGCCCTACCGTCAAGCAGACAATTTGGAAATCCAGACGACAAAGATACCGTCTATGGAATTCCTACCGAACAATATCGTTTTCAGTCAAACAACACTGACGTTCCAGTATATGGATTTAGCAAGACAGTTGACGGACGAAATATGACCTTTGAGGTTGTTTCGACTGGATTGAGCGATGGAACAATAGTAGAAGAACCTCCATTGGTCGGTAACCGTTTGGCATTCTTATATAGAAACGACGGTAAAGGCAACGGTTCTAGCAATACAGGATTCTTCCTTCACTTTAGACAAGGCCTTTTAAACCAAGGCGTGTTCACTATTGACCAACCAGCTACTAATGAATCAATAGACATTGATGCAATTAATATTAACAACGACGACGTATGGTTGTATCGTTTAGATCAAAACGGATTAGAAACTGAATATTGGGATAAAGTGCCTGCATTGGAAGGTAACAATGTTATCTATAACAGCCTTAAGAAAACCATTAGAAATATCTACGGAGTGATTACCAGAGCCGGTGATAGAATAAGCCTTATCTTCAGTGACGGCACATTTGGAAATTTACCAAAAGGTTCGTTTAGAGTTTATTATAGAACCAGTAATGGTATCTCTTATGTGATTAATCCTAGAGATATTAGAAACGTTTCGTTAGAGATACCGTATGTTTCTAATACAGGTCAAGCACAAACACTTACTGTTTCTCTAGCTCTGCAGAGTTCTGTAGCAAATGCCAGCGAAACAGAAAGTAATACTAGCATTAAGGCAAATGCTCCTGCAACCTATTACACACAAAATAGAATGATTACTGGAGAGGATTATAATATTAGTCCGCTAGCAGTAAATCAAGAAATAGTTAAGGTAAAAGCGATTAATAGATCTTCAAGTGGAATTAGTAGATATTTCGATCTAGTCGATCCAACAGGCAAATATTCAAAGACAAACTTATTTGGTGATGACGGTGCCCTTTACAGAGAAGAATTTTTTGACAGTTTTAGATTTCAGTACCTATCTAGATCTGATATTGAAGCAGTGATCTATAATCAGTTATCAGAGGTGTTAGAATCAAATAGTCTTAGAGATTTTTATTATTCAAAATTCTTTAAAATTGCAACAGATTCTTTAAATGTAAGTTGGTATGCAAGGACATCCGAGACAAATATGTCGACTGGATATATTGGTGATACTTTAGATGCCACGCCTTATAAAACTGGGTCTAACACTGGAACAAATCTTCGATTTATTACCGCCGGTGCCTTATTAAAATTTGTTGCACCAGAAGGAAAATATTTTGATAAGAGAAACAATAATCAGTTAGTCACAGGAACACCAACTGAAAAGCATTCTACAAAAACACTATGGTGTAAGGTTGTGTCAGTAGCCGGCGACGGAACAAACAGCGGTACAGGTATTCTAAGTGACGGATCAGGACCGGTTGTACTTAATGATATTATTCCTAGTTCTGCACTACTGTCTCAAATTATCCCGGTCTGGAGAACAACTATTGAATCAAATACCATAGCAACAATGGTTGATTTAATTTTTGCAAATAAGCCATTTGGTCTACGCTACGACATTGAAACTAAAACATGGAAAATTATATTTGAAGTGAATCTAAACACTTCAAATAATTTTAGTTTAGGTAAACAGGGCGACAACTCTAATCAACAGCTTGATTCAAGCTGGTTAGTTTTGTTTACAACTGATACTGAGTTTTATACTGTTAAATCAAGACGATTAAGATATATTTTTGAAAGTGATGCACAGATTAGATTCTTCTATGATGCTAGTGATAAAATCTATGATACAAGAACTAACACTGTGGTAAAAGACAAAATTAAAATTTTAAATATTAATACACAGCCTGATTCTACAAGCCCCTTTACCTTTGATCGTGATTGGGAAATTACTGAAGAATTTAAAGGCCTTGACGGCTATGTAGATACTAAGAAAATTCAAATTACATTTAGCGACACAGATGACGACAGCATAGTCGATGATCCAAATTTATTTGAAGACATTGTTGACCCTATTACTGATCCACTTAACAAGTATGTGATACTTGAAAGATATGAAGTACAGACAGGACAAGAAGATTATCGATGGGTTAGTAACTCAGCACAAACTGTTTTAATATTAAATTCTGAAAGCGATTTATCGGCACTATCTTTATATACTAACGGACAATATTTTTATTTTGTCGATACAGATACTGTTAAACAGTTGAACACAACTACTGCTGAACTAACTGTTTCGTTAGATTATAAAGTATATGTTGGTAGACAAAATTTAAAATTTCAGTACATACATAACGCTGATTACGAATCAAGAATTGACCCAGGTCTTACAAATTTAATCGATGTATTTTTATTGACTAAGCAATACGATAGAACTTTTAGACAATGGATCAAAGGATCGTTAGCGACTGAGCCACTGCCTCCAAGCACTGATTATTTGTATAATCTTATGTCGGGTCAGCTTAATAAGATTAAATCTATCAGCGATGAGATCATATATCATCCAGTAAAATATAAAGTGCTGTTCGGAGAAAAAGCAAGTTCAGATGTACAGGCCACGTTTAAAGTTATTAAAAATGATGAAGTTGTAATCAGTGATAACGATGTAAAGTCTAGAGTTCTTTCAGCAATCAATGAATTTTTTAGTTTAGAAAATTGGGACTTTGGTGATAGCTTTTATTTTAGTGAGCTATCTACGTATGTTATGAATAGACTAGCACCGAACATCGTTAACTTTATCATAGTTCCTAAACAAAATAATTTAACATTCGGTAGTCTGTATGAAATTAGAGCTGAAAAAGATCAAATTTTTATCAACGGTGCAAGCATCGATGACGTTGAAATAATTTCTGCTATCACTGCTAGCAAAATTAAAAGTGCCGGTGCGATCGAAGCAGAAATCACAGTTATAAGCCAGCAAGATGTAACAAGTTCGGGGAATAGTTAATGGCAAACAAAAATCAATCAGAGCCAAATCTACCAATCTCAAAAAATGAAAAAAGGTCTACATCCGACCTATTACCAAGATTTTATAGAACAGATGGTAACAAAAAGTTCTTAGGTTCAACATTAGATCAACTTACTCAGCCGGGTACTGTTAAAAAAGTAAACGGATACATTGGTAGAAAGAATGCCAAGGCTGTTACGTCTTCAGATATTTTCTTGCAAGCATCTGACAAAACCAGACAAGATTATCAGCTAGAACCTTCAGCAGTAGTAATTGACTACTTAGGTAATGTAAATTTTTACAAAGATTACATCGATCATATTAATCAAATTAGTGTCCTTGGTGGTACGACTAAAAATCATCAAAAATTAAACTCGCAAGAATTTTATTCTTGGGACCCACACATTGAATGGGATAAGTTTGTAAACTACCAAAATTACTATTGGTTACCCTACGGCCCGGCACCGATAGAAGTCTTAGGGCAACAGCAAGATGTTGTTAGTAGATACACAGTTTCTGTAGTTGACGAAGTAGACAACTATGCATTTTTATTCAGTCCAGATGGATTGACCAGAAACCCAACATTGACATTGTACAGAGGACAAACCTACGAGTTTGAAATTAACTCGCCGAATAATCCATTTACAATTAAAACTTCTAGAGTAGCAGGAGATTTAGAAAAGTACTCTGACGGAGTGTCAGCATCGTCAGTACAATCCGGAACGATTACCTTTACAGTCGGTGTTAATACGCCCGATGTGCTGTTCTATGTCAGTGAAACAGATGCAAACACCGGCGGTGTATTTCACATTTTAGACATAGATGAAAACACATATCTAGATGTAGAAACTGAAATTTTAGGTAAGAAAACTTACACAATGAGCAACGGTGTTGCTCTTTCAAACGGCATGAAGCTATATTTTTCAGGAAACATAACTCCTGAAGTTTATAGTACTGGCTATTGGTATGTCGAAGGAGTAGGAGATTCGATCAAGCTAATTTCTGAAAGCGATCTTGAAATTATCAGTGGATACAGTCAAGAACAAAATCTGTTATTTGACGATGAGCCGTTTGATCAAAATCCTTTTAGTACAGCAACAGCATTTCCTCGAGATAAAGATTATGTTTTAATCAGCAGAGGAAGTATTGATAGAAACCAATGGAGTCGATATAATCGTTGGTTCCATCAAGATGTTATTACGGCTTCAGCCGAGTTAAGCGGTCAATCTCTTGAACTCGATCAAGCACAGCGAGCAATTAGACCGATCATCGAATTTAAACCAAATTTAAAATTATTTAATTTTGGCCACAAGGCTAAAGCTAATGTTGATTTAATTGACACCTTTACTACAGATGTATTCTCGACAATTGAAGGAAGCCTTGGCTATAACGTTGACGGCATTGATCTAGCCAACGGAATGAGAGTGTTGTTTGTTGCAGACAAAGACAGATTAGTGAACGGTAAAATTTTTAAAGTTAATTTTATTGATGTAATTAATCCAGGTAGACAGTTAGAATTTTTAGCTCTAACTAATATTGATGTAGAAAACAATACTATTAGATTTGAAACTAATCACGGATTAACAACTGGTAACCAAGTCTTATATCTTAACAACGGAAACTTAAATGTAAACGGCCTAATAAATCGTAAAGCATATTATGTTTCTGTAATTGATGACGTTACAATTAAATTATTCAATGATAAAAACTTCTACGTTGAAACAGAAATTTTTGAAATAGGCTCGGGAGTACATAAGCTAGAAGTATTTTCTGGAATTCGCCGTCAAATAAATTTAACAGAAGAAGCCGACACAACTCCTTTAGAATTTGAAACCGTATTAATTAATCAAGGATTAATTAACCAGGGGTTGATGTACTGGTATAATGGATCAGATTGGATACTAGGACAGACTAAGACTGAAGTTAATCAAGAGCCTCTTTTTGATCTTTTTAATTCAGACGAATTAAGTTTCTCTGATAGTACTGCATACGATAGCTCAACTTTTAAAGGAAATAAAATATTTTCTTATAAGAGGGGAACTGGAACAGCCGACACCGAATTAAAATTTCCTTTAACCTATAAAAATATCAATAACATAGGTGATATCACTTTTGAGTTTAATTTATTAAACGACACATTTGAATACAAAGAAATCACTCTAGTGAAAAGTGAAACCACAGACGTTGGGTATGTTAGAAAAATTAGTGATTTAAATGTATTCAGCTATGAGAACGGGTGGAAAACTTCACTGGTTGAAAATTATCAACCAGTTATTAGGATCTTTAACGGAACAGAAACAACAAATAATTTTGTAATTGATTGTTTTGATAATATAACAGATCTAACAGACCTAGTAGTTAAAGTTTATATCAATGGCCTAAGAGTAGACAAATCTAAATATTCTATAGTGACTACATCATCTAAGATGAAAGTAGTGCTAGCTACACCAGCCGCAACAACAGATGTAGTTACTTTAAAATTATACACTGCTCAGGAAAAAAATAACAACGGACATTATGAGCTACCTATTAATTTCCAAAATAATCCGTTGAACGATAATCTAACAGAATTTACTCTAGGTCAAGTAATTGATCATGTTGATAGTATTATTGATAATTTAAATGATTTTAATGGAGTTTTTCCAGGAACTGGAAATCTTCGAGATTTAGGTAATGTAACTCCTTACGGTGTTAAGTTTGTTCAACACAGCGGCTCATTAAATCTAAGTTTATATCATCTTGGATCTAAAACATCTAATGTGTTTAAAGCACTTGATAAAGCTAGAGAAGATTACGGTAAATTTAAGAGAGCGTTCTTAGTAACTGCCGCGTCATTAGGTATTGATGCTGACACAAAAGAACACGTAGATTTTGTTTTAAAAGAAATGTCTAAAGACAAACCTAAAACAACACCCTACTATCTTTCGGACATGTTTGGATATACTGGATACGACAGATTAGAATATACTGTATTAGATTCTAGAATTAAAACATATCCGTTATCCGACTCCTTTACTTTAGCATCGTTGTCTAACAAGGCAATAAATGTCTACCTAAATGGTACACAACTTGTACATGGTAAAGATTATGTGTTCGGTGACGATATCTTCTTTGAAATTTTAACAGACCTAACAGTAGATGACTTAATTGAAGTATATGAATATAAATCTACTGATGGATCTTTCTGTCCACCAACACCGACTAAGTTGGGCCTATATCCTAAGTTTGAACCTGCGATTTATCTAGACACTAGTTACCAGGAACCGACCAATGTTATACTAGGGCACGACGGTAGCATAACTGTGGCATTTGGAGACTTTAGAGACGACCTTATTCTTGATCTAGAGAAGCGTATTTTTAATAACATTAAAGTAGAATACAATAAAGATATTTTTGATATTTTTAATTTTATTACTGGATATAATAGATCTACAGATTTTTCAAAAGAAGAAACAGATCAAATTTTAGGAAGGTTCTTCTATCAGTGGACCGCAACGATCAATCAAGATTTTACAAAACAAACAGGATATGACAGATTAAATCCGTTTACCTTTAACTATAGAGGAAATTATGCAGATGATGGCAGCGCAGTTCCTGCATACTGGAGGGGCATCTACAAGTGGCTATTCGATACTGACCAACCTCATTTAAGACCTTGGGAATGCCTGGGTCTAAGTATTGAACCGTCGTGGTGGCAAGATGTCTACGGACCTGCTCCGTACACTAGTGATAATAAAATTTTATGGGAAGATCTTTCTAAAGGGCTGTTAAAAGAACCAGGAAAGCCAGCCAGGACTCTAGAACAATTTATAAGACCGATCTTAGAAAAATCGATTCCTGTTGATGAAGATGGAAATTTATTAGATCCAGTATATGCAAATGCAGTCAACGGTTATATTAGACCCACCGAAGGCGGCTATTATGTGTTCGGGGACCAAGCACCTGTCGAAACAGCTTGGAGACGTTCTAGCTATTACCCATTTGCATTAATTCAAACTGCATTGTTATTAAAACCAAATATGGTTTTAGGTACATGTCTTGACAGAAGTAGAATCGTAAAGAATCTAACCAATCAGCTAGTTTATAGTGACACTGGGTTAAGATTAAAACTTAAAGATTTAGCAGTACCGTCGACTGCACTTAGTGACACTAGAGTCCAGACTGCTGGATTGATCAACTACGTAGTTGAATACTTAACATCAGATACAACTGCTTTAATAGACCAGTACAAAGAAGAACTAGCTACTTTAACAAATCGTATCGGTTCTAAACTAGGTGGGTTTACATCTAAGGCAAAATTTAAAATTTTACTCGACAGTAAATCTCCGACAAGCTCTGGAGGAGTATTTGTACCTGAAGAAAACTATAATATTTTCTTAAACACATCATCGCCAACTAGAAAATTAGTTTACAGTGGTGTTATGATTACAAAGTTTGCCGACGGCTTTGAAGTTAGAGGCTACAATCTTGATGAGCCGTTCTTTACTTACTACCCCTGGGTTCTAACAGGCAGAACGATTCGTATTGGAGGAATCTCTGAAACGTTTGTTGAATGGACGCCTGATAGATATTATGTTGTTGGCAAAGTAGTCAGCGTTAACAATCAATATTTTAGAGTCAAAGTAAGCCATCAGAGCGGCGCAACATTTGATTCTGATCTCTTTACTAGATTACCCGAACTACCGGTTATCGGCGGAAGAGAAGCAGAATTAAGAAAGCAGTGGGACCTAAACACAGAAATCACCATTGGGTACGGCACTAAATTTGAAAAGATTCAAGAGGTTGTTGATTTCTTACAAGGGTACGGGACTTATTTAGAAAAGCAAGGATTTGTTTTTGATGAGTTTAATACTAATACTAAAACTGTCAACAACTGGGAAACTTCAATTAAAGAATTTTTATTCTGGACGACTCAAAACTGGGCCGAAGGATCCGTTCTATCATTGAGCCCAGCCGCAAGCACCCTAGTAGCAAACCTCAACAATGAAGTTGTGGATAATATATTGGATACGTTTTACGGATACAAAATTTTTAGAGTAGACGGACAAAAATTAGAGCCCGACTTTACAAACTTGTTTAGAGATCAAGGGTCCTTCTCTCTATCTGTAACTAACAGTAATCACGGTATATACGGAGCTACTTTATATCTAATTCAGAAAGAACATGTATTATTGCTTGACAACACAACATTGTTTAATGACACAATCTATGATGTTGAGCCAGGATACAGACAAGATAGAGTAAAAGTATTAGGTTACATGTCTAAAGATTGGTCTGGCGGTTTTAACATTCCAGGATTTATCTTTGACCAAGCTAGGATAGTTGACTGGACATCATGGACTGATTATAATCTCGGCGATATTGTAAAATACAAAGAGTTTTATTATACAGCGTCTAAGTTCCTTCCAGGCGCGGCCGAATTTAACAGTGACGACTGGATCATCCAAACTGATAAACCAGTGCCAACATTATATTCAAACTGGGATTATAGAGCAGAACAATTTACTGACTTCTACGATCTAGATACAGATAATTTTGATGCTGAACAGCAAAGATTAGCTCAACACTTAATCGGATATCAAAAGAGACAGTACCTTGAGAATATCGTTAAAGACGATGTAAGCCAATACAAATTTTATCAAGGTATGATTATTGAAAAAGGTACACAAAACGTCTTTAACAAGTTATTTGATGTACTAAGTGCCGACAATCAAGAAAGTTTGACATTTAATGAAGAGTGGGCAGTACGTGTTGGCCAGTACGGATCAGTGGATGCATTTAATGAAATAGAATTTAGTTTAGATGAGTCACAATTTAAGATTAATCCTCAGCCTGTAGAACTAACATCAACTATCGATCCTAATGTAGTAGACTTTGTTTATAGACAGCGTCCGTCGGATATCTATATTAAACCAGTGGGTTATAATAATAATCCATGGTCTGTAACAGATACAACAGAATTCTTAAGAACTCCCGGCTATGTCAAATATGAAAATGTTAAATTGAATGTTGATGTATTAGCTGATGCGGCAAACTATGACATCTCAACTTTTGTTGAAGGCGACTATGTTTGGTGTGCATTCGAGGGCAGAGATTGGAATGTTTATAGATTTACTAAAACAGATTTTAAGATTGAAGACGTTGAATATTCTAATGGTACACTATCATTAACTTGTAGTGCTCTTCCGGAGCTTCGTGCTGGGGATATCATTGGTATTGAGAATTCAGAATTAATCAAAGGGTTCCACGTAATTGATTCTATTACACTAAGAACAATCAATATTAAAAAGAAAATCACTAACTGGGAACCATTTAGCGATAGCTCAGAGATATTAACTTACAAATTTAACGAGGCTAGGGTCTCTCATATTGATTCGTTAAACAGCATCCTTCCTAGAGAAATTAAGCCTAACGAACTAGTATGGGTTGATGACAACGGTCAAGGTAAATGGTCTGTTTATCAAAACTTACCAGTTTATACTAGAAATCAATTAGCATCTTCTAATATTACAGAAAATTTAAATTTTGGAAAGGCAGTATCTGTTAGTAAAGACGGAAAGACTGCCTTAGTATCAACTAATAGTTCAGTTTTAGTTTATACTAGAGGAGCCGACAAGGACGAATGGATTGAGACCCAGACAATTTTCTCAGAGCAAGATGTTGCTACGATCGAAAGTGATGAGTACGGAACTTCAACAGCAGTGTCTGAAGACGGTGTGTGGCTAGCAATAGCATCGCCTACTGCGTCCTATGTTAAAACTCGCTGGGAAGGTATTTACGAACCTACTAGTACATACCCTTCGGGCTCGATAGTTAAAGTTGGAACCACCCACTGGAAACCAACAAAAGATATCCTCGGTGACGGATCAACAGTAAACAGATTTACTCAAGATTGGGAAAGTGTTTCGTTAATTAATACAGATGAAACCGCAGTAGCTAGCACGTACGAAAGTCAAGGCCTTGTAGAAATATATCAAAGACAAATTACCGGAGCCTACGAACTAGTAGAATCTTTTGTAAGTCCTCTACCAGCCTCTAACGAGAAGTTTGGATCTAAAATGAAATTTGCTAAGAACGATAGTGAATATGTATTAGCAGTTTCAAGTGCAGGTTTTGATTCAAACCAAGGTCGAGTTTATATGTTTAGATATGGGGCAACTGTTGACGACAGTGGCATCGCATGGCATATGGATTATAATAGAAATTATCTCGGAATGTTCGATGCCGGCTCGTATTATTACCCGGGAGACATTGTATTTTATAATCAAGATCTACATAGATGCGTATCGGAAGTTCAAGGCACGTTTGAAGAAAACACTAGTTGTTGGGAATTATTGTATGACCAGAATATTCTAGGTTACTTCCCACACGACATTGTGACCAGCGAAGTTGATGCAGATGTTTCTTATTCTCCAACAGCATCGCAGTCTGTTGAATCTGTGTTTGCTGGAGATTATTTCGGATATGACTTCGACTTAACATCGAACGGATCTACACTAGTTATTTCTGCGCCAGGCGCAGATCAAACATCGTATAACAATTACAAAGGTCGCTTCAGAGAGAATATTGTTTACTCAGGAGGACAAGTAGTTTATGCCTACGGTGCTTATCGTCAATGTGCTGTAGAAGAAACTACACCAGGCCCAATTAATTATAGTGACTGGGTAATATTGTCTGAATCAAGAATTACAAATACCGGAAAAGTTTTTGTTTACAGCTTTAATGGCGAAGGATATGATTTAGTGGATACACTAGGATCACAAAATATCTTGATCGATAGTCAAGAACGTTTTGGTGAAAGCGTGGATCTTTCAGACAGCGGATCCTATCTTGCTATCGGCAGTATTTTAAGTGATTCTAAGAAAGTAGACCAGGGCAAGGTATCGATATTTGAATCTTACTCGGGTACTTATTCAGCATTACAGACTATCTATAGTCCGAAGAATGAAATTAATGAAAACTTTGGTGCTAGTGTATTTTTCTTAGATAACGACGAGGGCCTAGCGGTATTTTCAGCCAACGGCGATATTTTTAGAAGAACTACATTTGATGATTTAACAACATCTTTTGATAATGAAACATTGGCTGTAATTGATAAAGCAATCGATGCTGGTCGAATTGATATCTTTGATAGATACAGCAATACATTTGTATATGGTGAAAGTTTAGACACTGATGCAACTATCTACGAAAACTACGGAAATTCTATAGCAGTCAGCAATAGAACCATCCTAGTTGGAGCACCAAGACGAGATGATTCAACTGTTTCAGAAGACATCGATGTTGGAATAGTTTATTCTTATTCTAAGCCTATCGGTGAAAAATCTTGGACAGTCCTGTACGAAAAGACCGAAAAGCCTAACTTGAAAAAAATTAAAAAAGCCTTTATATATGATTCTATAACTAACGAACTAATCAGTTACTTAGATATAGTTGATCCAGTCCAAGGCAAAATTCCTGGACCAGCAGATCAAGAAATCAAATATAAGACATTCTTTGATCCCGCAACCTACAGTGTTGGAACGGACGCAGTCACAGTTGACGAGGGAATGAACTGGACCAAAAATCAAGTTGGGTCTTTATGGTGGGATCTAACAAGAGCTAAATTCTTAGAAAACCAAGCTGGGTCTGTGGTTTATCGTTCAACAACTTGGAACAGATTATATGAGTCTGCAAGTATTGATTTATACGAGTGGGTCGAAACTAAGTATCTTCCATCAGAATGGGATAAACTATCGACTACAGATAAGGGTATCGCTCAGGGTATAACTGGTAAGAGCAAATACGGAGATGCTGTATATAGTGTTAAGAAAAAGTATGATTCTGTCAGCAGAACATTTACTAACACATATTACTACTGGGTAAAAGATAAAACAACTATTCCATCTGTTCCGGGTAGAATTAATTCTGCATCTAATCTTGCTTCATTAATAGCAGATCCAATCGCCTATGGATATCCGTGCTTGGCATTAACTGGATCTAATTCATTCAGCCTTGTAAATTTAACTAATCTCGTTGTTGGTAAAAATACAAAACTAAATGTACAGTATTGGTTAATAGATGATCAAGAAATTAATGCTCATAGTCAATGGAAGGTTATCAGCGAACATCCTAACACTGTGATTCCTACAAAAATTGAACAAAAATGGTTTGATAGTTTAGTAGGAAAGGATATAAATGACAGGACTGTTCCTGATTTAAATCTACCAATTAAACTTAGATACGGAGTCGAATTCAGACCAAGACAGAGCATGTTTGTTAATCGTATTGAAGCAGTGAAGCAATTTATTGAAAGAACAAACAGTGTCTTAGCTGAAAACTTAATAGTTGATGATTTTAATCTAAGTAGTTTAGATAGATTCGATCCTGAACCAACACTAGTATCTGGTATATGGGACGTATCAATTGATACTGAAGCTGAATTACGCTTCATTGGTACTGCACAGTTACGACAGGCTCGATTAACGGCAGTAGTCGAAGAAGGACAGATCGTTGATATTAACATTGTTGATTCTGGTTACGGTTATGTTAATGCTCCTTATCTAAAGATTGCAGGAGCCGGAAGCAGTGCTGTGATCAAATCAGTAATTAATGATCAAGGACAAATTGTTGGAGTTGATATTTTAGAAGCAGGCACAGGTTATCGAGATCAGGATACTACGATATCTATTAGGCCGTTTGCAGTCCTAGTAAAAAGCGATTCTTCAACTTTTGACAAGTGGAGCATCTATTCTTGGGATAAACCTACAAGAACTTGGTCAAGGACAAGAAGCCAAGCGTATGATGTGACCAAGTTCTGGCAATATCAGGATTGGTATGCAACTGGCTATAATCAGTTTACAAAAATTGATCATGTGGTTGATAACACATATCAGCTAGTGGTTTTAAATTCTCAAATTGGAAATATAGTACAGGTTAAAAACGTTGGTACTGGCGGTTGGCTGTTATTAGAAAAATATGCCGATGTTGCTTCTATCGACTATACACAGAGTTTTAAAGTAGTAGGTCGTCAAAACGGAACAATACAATTTTCAAATAAATTATACAGTTTTAAAAATAATGTTTTAGGTTTCGATGGCCCATTATTTGATGCTGACACTTATGACAACTCAGCATCAGTGGAATTAAGAATTATTTTAGAAACAATAAGAGACTATATCTTAGTTGATAATTTAAGAACAGAATATCTAAAATTATTCTTTGCTAGTGCAAGATACGCATTACACGAGCAAACATTTGTTGATTGGATCTTTAAAACTAGTTTTGTTAAAGCAACTCATAATGCTGGAAACTTAACACAGAAAGTGACTTATAACAATGACAACTTAGAAGATTTTGAATCGTATGTAAACGAAGTCAAACCTTATAGAACAAAAGTTAGAGAATACGTAAGCTCTTATTCTAAATTAGATAATGCTTCTAGTTCAGTAACTGATTTTGATCTAATGCCAATAGTTTCGTCAGATAGAGTTGTTTCGACTATATCATCTGAAGTAGCAGAAGATGGCTCTATCGTAACTGATTATGCCGGTATTGATAATTACCCATGGAAACATTGGCAAGACAATGTTGGATTTAAGGTTACATTAATTGACATAGTCGACGGCGGAGCCGGCTACATTGGAACCCCAGTTGTTACAATAACCGGGGGATTTGGCTCTGGCGCATCGGCTAAGGCATTTATATCTAACGGAAAGGTTAACAGAATTGAATTAGTTAGCCAGGGATCTGGATATCTTAAAGCGCCTATAGTTACTATATCAGGTGGGCTTGTTGATGGCGGAACTCCTGCAACTGCTATAGCGGTTATTGAGGAATCTTTAATCAGATCAAACAAAATTTCAGTTAAATTTGACAGAATTTCTAAAAACTATATTCTTACTGAATTAACTGATACAGAAACATTTACTGGAACTGGTTCTAGACTTCAGTGGCCTTTAAAATGGAGTCCTAATATTAAAACAGGATCATCATTGGTAACTGTCGACGGTGTTGAAGTTTTACGAGACGATTACACATTAGCAACTAAAAAATCTACGTCAAAAGGATTTGTTAGCTATTCAGGTACTCTTACACTAGCAACTGCTCCAGCAGCCGGCGCAACTGTAGAAATTACATATGAAAAAGATTTCAATCATCTGTCTGCTACTGACAGAATCAATTTCTACTATAACTCAGGAACAGGCAGATTAGGTAAAGATTTATCTCAGTTAATGACCGGAGTTGATTACGGCGGTGTCAATATCACAGGACTCGGATTTGGAGTTAGTGGCGGTTGGGACGCTTTGCCTTGGTTCTCAGATGCATGGGACGGATTCGATGCGGCATTCGATGATTATATCGTAACTGTTGGCGACAGCAGTTATACATTTGAATTACCATACGTGCCAGCAGTTGGTGAAGAGATTAACGTTTATGTGAACGGACGAAGAATTGATGATCCATACTTTGATTTATACGACGGAGTAACAGTTCAACCTAACGGACGAACGATTCCTGCCGACGGTATTGTAATGAATACAATAATCGGTGATGGTGTGCTGGCCACAGTTACTCTACCAAATCTTACTAGCGAATATCCTTTAGACATCAACGAAGGCGACAAAGTTATATTCCGTAAGAGTACGAGTGATGGTAGTTTCTTACCACGTGCTGATGAATATGATTCTCAAATTAGCGGCGGAGATTTAACCTATAGTTCTGCAACAGGACTAGCACCAGATGATATCAACATTGACGGTGATGGATTTGTTACTCCAATGACTAGCCATGCCCCTGAAGAAGTAGTTCCTGGTCAAGTAGTTGATACAGTGGCAATTAAAGTCTTCCACAGTCCAACTGGTGGTGCTCCTAAGATCTTATTTAAAAATTATGTAGCATCAGGAAGCGACCTTGCATTTACAATAGGTCAAAATTTTCCAACAGCTAGATCTGTAATGGTTAAGGTTGACGATCAGTTTATCGAACAGACAGCATATACTATTGATTGGCAAAATAACCAAATAATTTTTGAAGTTGCACCAGCTGAGAAATCTATAGTGAGTATTATTAGTTTTAGCTTTAACGCTGAAACAATACTTGATTTAGATTATTTTGTATCTGATGGTAGCACAGTTGAATATCTAACTAAGGCTACTTGGATCGAAGATGCGATATCATCAACTGTACTAGTTAATGGCGAAGTTATAGATTACGAATTATTTAGAACAGATGCTAGCTATGGTACAGCAAATCAAGTCGGCATAAGATTTGGTGAACCAATAGCTGAAGGATCAGTGATTAATTATATTATTGATCTACAATACGGTGACTCGTCGATCTATGAAACTTCAAGTATCGTACAATCACAGACTATCATTGCTGACGGCTCAACACTAACACATCAATTAGAAAACCTAACATCAGCGATGTTACCGGGCGTGAATTTAAAACCATACGAAACAAATGTCTTAGTTCGTGTAGATCAAACATTCTTAAGACCGCCAACAGTTATGTACTATACATTAGAAAATGATAATCTAAGTTATAGCATACCGTTGCATAAATTTGCAGAATATGGTATAGATTCTAATAACATTAGATTGTTTATCAACGGCGAACAGCTACTACCTGGACGCGAATATGTCCTTGATTTAGCAATAATGACCGTTGAAATTTCTAGAATAAAATATGTAGAAGGCGCAGTATTGGCTATCGTAGCCGATGTTGAAAACGACTACACTATAACTGACAGCGGTACTATTGAATTGAACACTAGTTATCCAGAAGGTACTGAAATAGAAGTTATTACTTTCTATAATCATTCGATTTTAGGATTGGATAGAACAACAGATAAGATGATTCCTGCGGTGACACTAACAGCAGATACTTCTGATTATTTTGCGTTTACTAACAAGCGAGGCAGTAAATTTGCCTTAAGAAAGGTAGTAGAATCAGATGACAGAGTGTGGATATTAAAGAACGGTCAGCTGTTAACACACAGCGTTGACTATTTCTTAGACTCTGACAAACTAACAGTTAAACTATCTGACAGTCTTGTAGATTCTGATGTAATACAAGTTTTAGCGTTTACCAGCCCTTCCGTAAAAGATAAGATTGGATTCATGCAGTTTAAAGACATGTTAAATCGTGTTCATTATAAGAGAATTCACACTAACAAATCTACCATCCTATTAACTGATCTAACTCAATCAGATATAGAAATTGTAGTTGAAAATCCTAACACGATTACTAATCCGAATCGTAGCAAGAACTTACCCGGCATTATCGAAATAAACGGTGAGCGTATTGAGTTCTTTACTAAGAATGGAAATAGATTAGGCCAACTAAGAAGAGGAACGCTAGGAACTGGTATTCCTGTGGTTCACTCATCGGGAACAGTAGTTCAAGATATCGGAGTAACAGAAACTATTCCTTATCAAGATCAACACGTAGTTGAAACATTCATCAGCGACGGAAGCACCAAGACTATCTCACTTAACTATACACTCAGCAGTCAGAACGAGGTCGATGTATTTGTTGGCGGCTATAGATTAAAGAAAGCTGATTACAGTTTATTCTTAGAGTCTAACGGTTATCCTTATAGTCCAGAAGGTGACTCAACTTTTGAAGCTGAGTTTACAGTAAATACTGGAACAACTACTTTAACGCTAAGAGACATAGTTCCCGAAAACGTTAAAATTGTTGTGATTAAAAAGATAGGAAAACTTTGGAGTCCATTTGAGGAAAGACTGATAGATTCGGATAACCAAATAGCTAACTTCTTAAAATCAGCTCCTGTAGTTGAAGATTACATACCGTGAGCGGACGATTAAACTAGCACTTAATGAGTACGGATAAATACTGAACAAAGAGAGATCAATATGCAAGGTAAAGACTTTTCAGGAATTCATGTTGAGGGACATATTAAAATATGGTACCCAGAAACAGGTGAAATTGCGATTAATAAACGTAATGCCATTCATTACGAAAATATGAGCGTTGCTCTAGCAGAGAGTATCGCTAATTCCGGACAGGGATTTATCTACGAAATGGCGTTTGGCAACGGCGGAACTACTATAGATCCTACCGGGATTATCACCTACTTAACCCCAAACAGCACTGGCACAAATGCTAGCTTGTATTCTGAAACTTATTCTAAAGTAGTTGACGATCGTTCAGTGACTAACTTAGATCCTACTAGAAACAAGATTGAGACTAGACACGTAACTGGAACAAATTATACTGATGTATTTGTAACCTGCTTATTAGACTACGGTGAACCAAGTGATCAATTGGCGTTTGATAATACTTCTAATAATAAATCTGACTATGTGTTTGATGAGTTGGGATTAAGATCTTATAGCCCTAATGGTACTGGTAAGTTATTAACACACGTAATTTTCCATCCTGTACAAAAAAGTTTAAATCGTTTGATTCAAATTGACTATACTGTACGTATTCAAAGTTTAACTGGTCTTAGCGAGGTAGCCTAATGTCATATCAAATTGATCATACCGACAGAGCAAACTACGGTAGTATTACTGTAGAAGATCAGACTATTAACAATGAAACTAGTTTAAGTTTTGTTGGAAAGAACTACACAGGTTACGCTAAAACACTAGCTGAGAATTTTTTACACTTACTGGAAAATTTTGCTAGAGCAACTGCACCTAGCTCTCCAGTAATTGGACAGCTATGGTACGACACTAATGTTACCAGCGATCCAGCACAACCACAATTAAAAATTTGGGACGGTAACGCATGGGTACCGTCTGGTAATGTACATAAAGCTCCGAGCAGACCGGATGCAAGCCGAGCAGTCACGGGCGATCTATGGACTGACACAGCAAATCAGCAGTTATATCTGTGGTCTGGTTCAAACTGGATCTTAGTAGGTCCGCAGTTTAGCGAAGGTTCTCAGTCAGGCCCTAAAGTTGAACAAGTCTACGATACACTTAATGCGGCTCATTCGATTATTGAACTAGTGGTTCAAGATCAAATTGTTGCAATTATAAGCAAGGATACTTTTACACCAAAGCTGGCAATTGAAGGCTTTGAAGTTATTCGTCAGGGCATTAATATTTCTACTAAAGATTTTGACGGTGACGGAACTGTGCTTAACAAAATATGGGGAGTCGCAGAAAAAGCAGACGCTCTAATAGTAGGTAGCGAAACAGTTGCAGCCTCAAACTTTTTAAGAGGCGATAAAGCCAGCACAACAAACTATGGATTAAATGTTCGTAGTAATTCTGGAATTACCCTAGGAACCGATCTCGCTACATCGATTACAAATACCTCAGCGGGCGAGGCAGTAATTTATAATAAGACCGAAGGTTCGAGTATTTTTGTTAGAGTAAATCAAGGCGGCACGGCGAAAGATGTATTAACAGTATCCGGAACCAATATCGGTATTAATAAAACAAATCCAACACAAGCATTAGATGTAGTTGGTCAAATTTATACTGATACGTCGTTGACAATCACAGGAACTGCAAATGCTACAGACTTAAACACTGGTAGTTTTAAAACTGCTGGCGGTGCAAGTGTTACAAAAAATCTTCAAGTAGGAGAAAATTTAGTAGTTGGCGGATCCTTAGAAGTTGGAACTATACTTCCTAAAGTTGACAGCACTAACGATTTAGGTTCTTCGGAATTATCTTGGAGAAACGTTTATGCTAACCAAGTCACAGCCGATACATTTTTTGGAACATTTTCTGGACAACTAGTTGGTTCAGTAACAGGTTCTGCAAGCAGATTAACTAGTCCTACTAGATTTCAGTTAACTGGAGACGTTGCTAGTAATGCTGTTGACTTTAATGGTCAGCAAGTAGACGGACTAGCTACATTTACTACTATCCTGAGTACAGATTTTATTAGTAATAAGTCAAATGTAACTGATTCATATCCTACAGACGAATTTATTATTAATCGTATTGGTTCTGGCCTTAGAAGAATTAACAAAACTAACTTATTAGCCAACGTTGCCACTGTGCCAGCAGGAGCAATTTTTCCGTTTGCTGGAACAACTGTGCCAAATGGATATTTGTTATGTGACGGAAGCGAACAATTAATTGCAAACTATCCAGAATTATTTGCAGTTATTCAATATACGTACAAAGCACTTGGACTTTTACAAGGTGTTTCAACTTTTGCCTTACCTGATCTTAGAGGACGATTCCCTCTAGGCAGAGATTCAATGAACATGGGAACGTTTGTTACAAGTATAGCAGATGGTTCTTTAATAACAACAATTTCTTCATCAGCTGACAGAGTCACTGACGTTACAGCCGATACGGTAGGATTGGGTAACGGTCAAGAAGAAGTTGATGTGGCAGTTAATAATTTACCTGACCATACACATGATTTAAAGGGCAATGCCGGAAATCAATATTATGCATTTAGAAACGTTCCGGGAGAACCAGCAGATACAGATGCTATCGGTGGAAACGGTCCTTCAGGAGCTGCCACAGGGCAGTATCTATCTAATTCAGGTGGAATCGACACAACAAGTAGTCTCGGACTTCCGATTAATGTTATGAACCCTTACTTAACAATTAATTATATTATTTTTACTGGTAGGATTGTGTAATGACTTATAAGATCAATAAAACAGACGGTACTCTACTAGCAGAAGTAATTGACAGTGCTATAGATCAAACAGCAACTGATATTACTTTAATTGGTAAAAACGTTGCTGGTTACGGTGAATATATTAACGAAAACTTCGTTAAGATCCTTGAAAATTTTGCCAATACTAGTCAGCCTAACAACCCGATAATCGGACAAGTTTGGTTTGACACCGCAGAGAATAGATTAAAAGTCTATGACGGCACTGGATTTAAAAATGGTTCAGGTCCAGTTGTTCGCGGAACACAACCTTTAGATCTAGTACAAGGTGATATATGGATTGACTCTGCAGAAAATCAATTATACTTTTATGACGGTACAGACTTACAGCTAGCTGGACCTATCTATAAAAATACTCAAGGTATATCTGGCTTTACTGTTGAAAATATTTTTGATACTAATTCTGTATCGAGGGTTATAGTAAAACTATGGGTAGCACAAACTCTTTTAGGAATTTTTAGCAAAGAATCTGTGCCTTTTACACCTAGGGATGCAGTTGCAGGCTATACAGGTGAAATTAAACCTGGCTTCAATGCTGGAACTCTTAGTGGGATTAAATTTAATGTAACTGCTTCTGCGGCTGACACTTTAATCGATCCTACAGGCACTGCAAAAACAACTGAAAGTTTTATGAGTTCGGAAGAAAATACCAGCACAGTTGGTACGGTTACTATACAGAATGAACTTCCGCTTATCCTCGGCGCGAATCAAAATAACGAAGTTCGTGTCAGCACAGAATCGATGCAGGTAGTGAGCAATATTTCTGGACAGGATTATCTGTTTAAGGTTAAGAATTCTTCGGGATTAGTTGATGCCCTAACAATCAAGAGTATTAATCAGCGTGTTGGTATCTTTAATGTGTCGCCTGAGTACACTCTAGACGTTGGCGGAGATGTTCGAATCACTGGTGATCTAACTGTAGAAGGTACACATACTACTATTTCTACAACGCAAATGACCATTGAGGATAAAAATATTATCCTTGCAAACGTTGAAGCACCGACTGACATCACAGCAGAAGGTGCAGGTATAACAATTAAGGGCGGGTCCGATAAAACAATAGTATGGAGTGACCATACAACTTATACTAGTTTTGACGTTAGTGAAAATGTTAATCTAGCCGCAGGAAAATCATTTTATATCGGCGGAAATCAGATTTTATCTGAAACAACATTAGCTAGCTCAGTAACCAGTGCGCCAGGCTTAACTAGTTTTGGCCCTCAAAATAACATTACTGTTGACAATCTATACTTAGACGGCAACACAATTAGCAGTACAGACACCAACGGCAATATAGTTTTAGATCCTGACGGAACAGGTACAGTTGACCTAAGTAGTGCTAGAATATCAAATCTAGCAGATCCAACAGATGACCAAGATGCGTCAACTAAACTCTACACAGAAACATTTGTTAAACGTAGAACTATTCCGCTGAGCCTTGATATCACAGGGTTAAGCGATGCCGATATCGCGTTAGTTTTAGAAGATATTGCTCCTGCGGCTGAATATTATGACAGTTCTACAGATCAAGGAACTGAAGCACTTGTACATTGTACTGAACAAGTAATTACATATCCTAGTGTTTCGTTAACTAATTCAACAAGCCCAGATGTTTCAGGCGATTTTGTCAAACATTATGTATCAGTAAACAAAGCCGCTGGCACTGAAAATCAACCCGTTTTAGAAGATTTTGACATTAACACATTAGATTTTGGAAACGCAACTGTAACTGTACAGAGATCGCTAAAGCGTTTTAGAATTACTAGTGGTGTTTGGGGCTGGGTTGAGAATTTAACAAGTAGCGTTTGAAGCTAAATACATAGAGTTAAGGGGTAGACTAAATGCCATACAGCATTGACAGATATAACGGTACAACAATAACAGTAGTCGAAGACGGCACGATCGACAGCTCCCTCGATATCAAGCTAATTGGTAAGAATTATGCTGGTTATGGCGAGGTTCAGAACGAAAATTTCGTACATCTTCTAGAAAATTTCTCTGGAACTTCTGCGCCACCGAGACCTATTAGCGGTCAAGTTTGGTACGATAGCTCTAGCAAAAAATTAAAATTTTATGACAACAGCAAGTGGCGCACAACCGGCGGCGCCGAAGTTTCTGTTACTGCTCCTACAGGTTTAACTATTGGTGATTTTTGGTTTGATAATGCAAACAATCAATTGTATGCATGGACTGGAACAGAATATGTACTAGTTGGTCCACAGGGTGTTGCTGGATCTGGTACTACACAGATGAGATCGAGAAGTGTAAGAGATACATCAGGATCATCACACGCTATTATTGAAGCCCTAGTAGATGGTGAAGCTATCTACATTATTTCCCCAGACGAATTTACTCTAGATAATTCAGTTAATGCTATTACTGGATTTAGTAAAATTAAGCAAGGGCTAACTTTAACTTATACTGGGGACACAGGAGTTACGTCAACTTCTCACAGATATTGGGGAACAGCTAGTAACGCATTAAAGTTAGAAGGTCTTGGCGCATCAGATTTTATTTCATCCACATCTCCTTCATTTACTGGTGTGGTACGATTTGCCGATGACGGCTATACTGTGGGCGATGATAATGATCTAGCGGTTTTTATTAACAGTGGAACAGATCCTGTTATCAGAAACGCTATCAGCAACACTATTACTTTCCAAACAACAGTTTCTTCAACAGTTAAAACACCGATGAAACTAGTCGGTGACGATATTTTACCAGGAACTGATGGTATTTCAAACATTGGTTCGTCAACTTATAAGTATGCTACAATTTATGCAGGTTCATTTAATGGTACTGCTACTCAAGCAGACACATTAAACGTTGGTGGAACTTATCGATCAGCTAGTGCAACAGCTGGTGTAAACACTATAGCCGCTAGAGATTCCAGCGGTGACCTATATGCAAATCTATTCCAGGGTACTGCTACTAGTGCTAGATATGCTGACTTAGCTGAAAAATATCTTACAGATGCAGAATACGAAGTAGGAACAGTTGTTTCAGTTGGCGGCGATCGAGAAGTTACTGCTTGTAAATTTGGAGATCGAGCACTTGGCGCAGTTTCAGCTAATCCTGCGTTCATGATGAACAAAGATCAAGATGGCGGAACATATATAGCATTAAAGGGCCGAGTTCCTGTCAAGGTAGTTGGTTCAGTTAAGAAAGGTGATCGTTTGGTTGCATCACAAAACGGAACTGCGGTAGCCGCAACATTCCATCAGCACCCAGATGTTTTTGCTATCGCATTAGAAACTAACGCCGATACTGGCGTTAAATTAGTTGAATCAGTTATACTATAAAGTAAGGGAATCAAATGGCAGCTGGCGTAGGGTCAACAATTGAGGCTAGTGATTACACTACCATTAAAGCAAAAGTAGATTTAATTTTTGGCACCGGCGCGGCAGGTAACGGCTACGGCCAAACAGTTACTTCACCTGCCGTTGCTACTGGATCTACTATTACAGCCGCTCAATGGCTAAGTTTAAGAAGCGATATGGTCAAAGTTCGTCAACACCAAACTGGTGTTTCGGTGAGTACAAGTAACTCGCTAGATGGACAAAATTTATTAGTGCCAGCAAGCGGTAGCTCGATCACTGAGGAATTAAGAAATCAGTTTAATACTTTTGCAAATACTATTACTACAGACAAATATCTAGTAGCTTCTAGTCAACTATCGAATGAAATTTTAATCACAGGTACTAGAACCACTTCTTGGAATGGAACATTACAACACATAGTGACCATTACTGGTGCAACTAGTGGTGCAGGTTCAGCAGAAAACATGAGATTTTTCTTCAATTCGGGCGGAAAATTTAGGATTGCCGCTAGTAGAGCTGGAGGATCTTCGAGTTCTAAAAACACCACATGGGATCTAATGTTCAGTCAAATGGGCGAAATCGTGTTTGACTACGACTCAACAACTTACACTGGATCTTCAGGTATTGGTTCATCTTATGGTTGGTATGATATCACTACTAGTGATCAACTAATATTCCAGAAAAATTCACCGTCTGGTTCTTATGCAGAAAATAGATATTACATTTATGCTAGAAAATCTTCAGACTCGTCACAGTTGATCTTTACTATTCAATTTGTTGACAATGATGCAGGTGATCCAAACGTTGACGAAAACGTTGACGGTACATTGACTAGTCAAATTAGTCAATATAGACCTTCGGGCTCAAACGTATCAATTCCTACTCCTACTGCTGGTCAGTCAGGACTATAACTCCAAAGCCTCTTGACAAGCTAATTACTATACAGTATAGTAATGCTGGAGGCCCTCTATGGACGAACGATTAGAAAAAGCGTTTCAAACAGTTAATTTAATGACAACATTGGCTAATCAGAAGCGATTAGCCCTAGAAGAATATACACAATCGTGTATTTTTTATACTAACGGATGTTCTTTCTCAGTTAATAGAGAATTAATATCATTCGTTAAAAATCTTATCGACCTCAAAGTTGATACTATCGTATTGTTAGATGATAACTCAATACCATTTGAAGTTAAAGATTTAAAATTATTTTTAGATGATATCCTAGCAATCTATTTTGAATCTTCAAATGCATATATGACTAAGATTGCAGAAATTAAAAAGAAAAGAAAAATTCAGGATTTAGTTGATCTATGAGTCGAGGTATAGTAATTTTTGCACAGAACAATTCTGATATAGACTATGCGAGGATGAGTATCTTTGCCGCAAAACGTGCAAAAAAGTTTTTAGATGTTCCAGTGTCGTTAATCACTGATAGCACAGAATGGTTATTAACCAGTCAGCCCGATGCCAAGGAAGTTTTTGATCAAATAATTTCCATTTGGACACCTGAGCATCAGTATAAAACGTTTCACGACGGCACACTATCATCTAAGCAACTAGAATGGAAAAATTTTAGTAGATCCAAATGTTACGAACTATCACCATATGACGAGACGATTGTGATAGACAGCGACTATATTATCAATTCGGATATCCTTAGTTCAGCATGGGGATCAGATACAGAATTCTTAATTTATAAGATCGGTAATGATCTAGCAGGCTGGAGAGACGATTCTAGTTTTAAATTTATTAATCAGTTTTCGATACCCTTTTATTGGGCTACGGCATTTTATTTTAAAAAGACACAGACCACAGATTCGTTTTTTAGATTTGTAGAACACATTAAACAAAATTGGTTGTATTATAAAAATTTGTATTGCATAGATTCGTCGATATACAGGAATGATTTTGCTTTTAGCATAGCCTTACATGCGTTTGGTGAGGATTTTTTTACTACTCTTCCCGGAAAGTTAAATTATATTCTTGATAGAGATGTGTTACTTGAAACTAACGATGTGTCTATGAAGTTTCTTATTGAGAAAGAAAATTACGCAGGCGAATTTACTTTGATAAAAACTTCAGGACTTGATGTACACGTTATGAACAAATATAGTTTGATGAGAATCATCGAGGGAAGTTTAGATAATGCATAATCGAGGATTTATTGTAGTAGCGCAGAATAGTGAAAATATTGATTACGTTAGGCAAGCGTATGTTCTAGCGATGTCGATTAAGAAAACACAACCAACTTACAACAAATTTAGCATCGTAACTAATGATGTTATTCCGGAAGAATATATTTCAGCATTTGACAAAATAATTCCGATTCCATTTCGAGATCATGCAGAATCAAGTCAGTGGAAGATTGAAAATCGTTGGAAAGTTTATCATGCTAGTCCTTATCATGAAACAATAGTATTAGACAGCGATATGTTGGTCCTAGACGATATCGAATATCTATGGGACTTTGCTAAAGATAGAGATCTATTTTTTACATCACACGTAAAAGATTTTAGAGGCGAGCGTGTGCTCAAGGATACATTTTATAGAAAGATGTTTGTAGAAAATAATTTGCCTAACATTTACACAGGGCTTTATTATTTTAAAAAATCTGAAATGTCCTCGTTATTTTTTAATGTACTAAAGTTTATAACTTTTAATTGGCAACGATGTTATTATGAGGTAGCTCCAGAATCTTCGCAAAAATTTTATAGCGTTGATGTATCTGCGGCGATAGCAGTTATGCTAATGGGTATAGAAGATCAAGTAGTAAATAAAAATTCTAGATTTACATTTACTCACCTTAAACCTGGAATCCAAAATTGGGAACCTATTCCAGAAACGAGTTTAGATAATTTATTGGTATCTACTTCGTCGGGCCTATGGTTGAATAACTTTAAACAAACGGGAATTTTGCATTACATTGACGATGCTTTCCTAACAGATAAGGTAATTGAGTATGTCGGTTGATCAAGAAGATATCGTCCCTGAAGAACTGATCAGGCAAGCCCTGGCTCTTAGCGATCTAAATCAAAAATATTTTGTATATTTTGAGGAAGAAACCGGTAATATACTCTCAGTGAGTAATGAGTATGTTAATAACAGTAAGAATGTAGTTGAGTTTGACCTATCAGATGTATCGGATTTTTTAAACGGTTTTAAAAATATCAATAGATACAGGATTAGTTTGTCTAATCAAAATAAACCTGTTATTGTTTCTAAACTATCCGACGACAAGATAATTCCTAATGCACTAGTTGAGATACCATTAGTTAAAGATTGGAAAAGCGTGTTCATGGTAGAGAATCATTTATATTATAAACAGTGGGTCTTCCAAGTTCAACCTGACTACAAAAGTATTTTGCAACCATTTAATTTAGATTACACAATCAATATGTTTATTGTTGACAAAAAATCTGACAACAGTCTTATTAGGCAAATTCCTATTAAGATGAAAAATTTAACACTCAACGAAAAATTTATTGTTCCGCATGAGCATCGAGTAGAATCTTCACCTGAGAAAATAAAGGTATATATGAAACGATTTTTTACATCTTCAGGATTAATCATTTTATGAGTAATATATTAAAAATAGTTGATCAAGACATAATCTTTTTAAGTTATGATGAACCAAATGCTGAAAAAAATTATGCTGACCTGTGTAAAAGCATTCCGTGGGCTAAACGAGTACACGGAGTTAAAGGTAGTGATGCGGCACACAAGGCCTGTGCAGATCTAAGTGACACCGAACACTTTGTAACGGTAGATGCTGATAATATCGTTGATCCAAAATTTCTTGAAGTTGAATTAAATCTTGACGAGATGGGCTTAGATCATAGCTATGTTTTTAGTTGGTGCGGAAAGGTTCATGTTAATGGATTGATGTACGGCAATGGCGGATTAAAGTTATGGACTAGAGATTTTGTTCATAATATGAAAACACACGAAAACTCAGACGGAAGCGATGAACGCAGTAAAGTAGAGTTTTGCTTTGACGACAAATATGTACAATTAAACGATAATTTTTCTGTTAGTTACACTAATGAAACTCCCTTTCAAGCCTGGAGAGCTGGCTTTAGAGAAGGTGTAAAAATGAGCCTAAATCAGGGAGCGAAAACATCAGATATCAAATCAATCTGGTGGCAAAATCATCAGAGGCTTTTAATATGGTGTTCAGTGGGTGCAGATGTTAAAAATGGCCTATGGAGTATCTACGGCGCCAGAGAGGGGTGTTATAGAACTAACTGTACAGATTGGGACTATAGTCAGGTTAGGGATTTTGATTGGTTAACATCAGAATGGGAGAACCACTACAGTAAAATTTCTGATGATATGCTACCATATGAAATCATGGGACTAGGAGAAACTTTACGGCATGAGTTAAAGTTAGACATAGCAGAATTAGATTCTAGCGGATCAAAATTTTTTAAATCAGTCTATCAAAATACTCCGAGAACATATCGATCAATTAAAAAATGAAAGACATCTTTGTAGTAAACCCGGAACTGTTTCCTTTAACTTTTAAAAAGATAAAAGAAAGATACCCTCACGCAAGGGCGTTATCTGTTCCTAGTAAAAAAAATGAAATTGTTTTTAAATTTGCTAGAACAAAGGCTTTAACCAAAAGTTTCTGGATCATTAAATCTCCGGTTGATCTTGTAAGAGATTTAGACTACGATATTCCATCTTGGGATTCTAAATATGTTCACAAGTTTGAACATGACATATATCAAATTACAAAAGACTGCACCTATGAAGGTTATAAAAATATTGATATTGTGTTTGGAGAAAAATTAACTCACGATATCTTTTTTATATCCTATCATGAGCCCTGTGCTGAAGCTAATTTCGATAAATTAAAAAGTAGATTTCCTAGAGCACAGTGGGTAAAAAATATCAAAGGAATCCATCGAGCACATAAAACTGCGGCTTCTAAATCAACCACTGACATGCTATGGGTAGTAGATGCTGATGCTGAAATATTAGAAGATTTTAATTTTGATTTTGAAACGAACTTGTGGGACCTAGATGTAGTTCATGTATGGCGTAGTCGTAATCCTATTAACAATTTAGAATATGGTTATGGTGGTGTTAAATTACTTCCAACCACATTAACTTTGAACTTAGATGAATCTAGCCCCGATATGACCACTAGCATAAGTCCTAAGTTTAAAGCGATGGAGCAAGTGAGCAACATCACTGCATTTAACACTGATCCGTATAGTGCATGGCGCTCGGCGTTTAGAGAGTGCGTGAAGTTATCGAGTAAGATTATTAATAATCAAAATATTCAAGAAACAGAAGATAGGCTGAACACTTGGTGTACAGTTACTAACGATATTGCCTATGGTAAGTTTGTTCTCGATGGAGCACTGGCCGGCAAAGCCTATGGAATAAAACACGCTAGTGACAGATCCAAACTAGCTAAAATAAACAATTTTAATTGGCTCAAGGCCTATTGGTTACTACGAAGGAGAAAAATTAAATGAGCAAACTTCGTAGTGTTTTTTCTAGTTTAGATTTAATATATCCTAAGAATCCAGTGACTTCAGATATTACCAAAGTAATACAAAAATTTCCGGAGATCGAAGAGCAATTATTTGATGCATATAGCCTCGGTCAAGTTAAGAGTAAACTATGGTTAATTGAACATCTACCGAATAATCTGGGAAAAATTTTTATTTGTGCTGGCTGGTACGGAACATTAGCAAATTTAATGTTTGAAAAGTGTCCTGAAAAATTTAAAAACATACGTAGTTTTGATATAGACCCCTTATGCGAATTTGTTGCAGACGAATTAAACAGATCCTATGTTATCGACAATTGGAAATTTAAAGCCGCAACAATGGATATCTTGAATATGCAGTACCCAACAAAATTTAAAACTTTTAAATCTGACGGAACTATTAAAGAAATTAAAGAGATACCTGACACGATTATTAACACTAGCTGTGAGCATATAATTGACTTCAATAGATGGTATGATCAACTACCATCGGGAAAAACTATAGTTCTACAGACAAATGATTATTTTTCACATAACACACATATCAACTGTTCTAACTCTTTAAGCGAGTTTGCTCAACAAACTCCTATGTCGAGGATTATATACGAAGGAGAATTAGACCTTGTTAAGTATAAGAGATTCATGCGAATTGGAATAAAATGATCTCAAATAGTTTTTGTCCACTACCTTTTAAACACTTAAATTTAAAATCAGCAGGAAAAGTTTCTGCATGTTGTATGGATGTTGATTTTTATTCAAACGATAGAAATAAGAGTTTAGAAGAAATTTGGAATTCTGAGGAAGTTAATAAACTGAGAGATTCGTTGATTAACGGTGAGCAACCACCTAGATGCAAGAAGTGCTGGGATTTTGAATCTAGTGGTGCAAGTAGTCTTAGAATTCGAGAGCTTGCTAACACTGATAAACAAGAACTATATCAAATAGTTAATTTTTACAAAGAACATAAAAAATTATCAATTGAAAACTTAGAATTTCTTGAAATAAGGTTCGATACTATTTGTAATCTAGCCTGCAAGATGTGCGGAGCACATTCTAGTCATAAGTGGGCACATGCGGTTAAGAAAGACGAATCTCTGTACAATGAAATGAAATTGTATGGTGCAGCCAACAAAATTGATCTAACTACCGGCAGAGGATCAGTTTCGGATAAAATGCTAGACGAGATAGTTAGGCTTAGTCCGAATATAAAAAGATTATGGATCTCCGGAGGAGAGCCGATGTACAGCCCTAAGCACTATGATTTTTTAACACGATTACTTCCGGAAGCAGACCATATCACTATTTTTTATGCTACCAACCTAACCATGTTAGATTATAAGGGCAATGATCTATTAGACATCTGGAAGAAATTTAAAAGAATTGAGTTACGTGCTAGTATTGACGGTCACACTCCTGAATTATATCAATATGTAAGAACAACTGGAAATCTCAAAGACGTCGAAAAGAATATCCTAAGATTAAAAAGTTATCCAAACATTACGCTAAATTCTAATGTAACTGTGAGTATTTTAAATATTCTTTATCTACCAGAAATATTAGAATATTTTCATCAATTTGATTTTAATAGATTTCAGCCGGCGATAGTTCAATATCCTAGACCAATGAATTGCCAGCTATTACCTAAAGCTATTAAAGAACAGATCACAGAAAAATGGAATGCCTTTGAAAATAAACATAGATCAGATCCTGCGTATATTACAGATATAACCGAAGGATCGAAAATTATAAATTTTATGAATTCTAAAAATTTATTTGATACAGAATGGGTTCTATTTCAAAATTATATTACGTCAATGGACAATCATTTTAATTCAAACGTTTTAGATATATTGCCAGAATTTAAACCTTATTGGTAGTTTTATTCTTTGACGAATACAGTAATCCTAAACATCCACAAATATCTTTTTCGCAAACTACTGAATTTTTAGGAATTTTAAACTTTTCTAAAAAGTCTTCAGAATATATATTGCATGTTGTATTATATGATTGACCGCAGGACATCTCGCCGATATTACCATATTGATTTATCTGTAAAAACTCTTGTGGTGCAAAGCAATCATAGCCTTTAAAAGAGCCAGAAAGATCTTTAATATCTCTAGGAGAAAGTCTATGTGTTGTATTGTCTTCTAAAAGATAAGTTGAGATATGTCCGTGATGGGGAGTTGTTTTTATTCCAGAAAGAAACTTAAAAGAATTAATTTTTTCTAATTGTTCGGATGTATAGTCAACAACTGAACCATCAGATTTTCTAAGTAATTTTAATTCTATTTTTACGTTATCTCTATTTTGAAATTTTTGAGAAAAAGTTTCAGCAGCCTCGATAGATTTTTCAAACATTTTATCGTGCATCATGACATGTACAGACACAAAAAGATCGGAGCTATTTAAGAGCAGTTCTATTAGATCTAATGTATGCGATAAATCAGCAAATTCTACATGATATGATATACTGACTTTATCTAATGTCTTGTGATTATTTTTCCACCAATCTAAAGTCCTAGCACCGTTAGTAATTATTGCAACAGGTCCAAACGATTGTAATAATGTAGTTAGCTGATTAAAATCGTGATACATAGTCGGTTCGCCGCCGGCGAGCGTGAACGATATTTTTTTCTTGCCTATAGAATGCAATTCAGATACTAGGTGTTTAATATTATTCTCGATGACAGAATTTATTTTTGGCACTCTAAACGTGCCTGTATTTAGATCACCAAAACAATAAGAACATTTAAAATTACAGTAATTTCCTAAGATCCAGTCAATAGTAGTGTGTCCTGTATTTTTAATATTAATAATATCAATACCTTTAAATTTCATATGTACACTCTATTGATTGAATTAAATTTAGATATTTCGTTGATTACGTCTCTAGGCGACATTGTAGTATTTAATTTTGCTACAGGAATATGACCAATTGATAATTTTTTATTATATTTTTCAAAACCTAAAGTTGAAAGATGATTGCTATTACGATCCCACCACGACCAAAATTCATTTAATCTATTTCGATAACCGCCGTTAAAAAAATAAATCATCATATCCGCAGAATACCATTTTAAGGGACGAATATTTTGATCTCCAACTACTTGATCTTGATCTTTAAATACGTCCCAAAGAGGTTTTCCAACTTCGCAGTAATTAACATATACCTCTCCAAATTTTATATCTAAGCTAAACTGATCATAGTCTTCGTCTTGCAGTTCGTGTCTTTGTCTATCTTTAAAGGTCATTACTATTCGAGGTCTTGAGATTCCTCTACGATCTGCGTTTAGCTTGTCTTCAATTTTGTGAATCAAGACATTATAGTCTTCGATGGCAGTTTTAATATCTTCTGGCGCACTCGTATAGTATTCACCTGGGCTCAGTATACCACCACGCATCTCCTCAAAATATTTGTGTAATTGATTAAGCGTGTCTTGATTTATAGAATCGTCGATTGTGTCGGGAATATAAAACTGATAAGAATTGATCTTATCAGCTCTATTTTTTAATTCTTGTACAATATCAGTTAGAGAATTTTGATTAGGAAATTGATACAGCCTATTATTTTCTTTAAGCGTGGAATTTCTAATCAGTTGAGATTCTAGTTCAGCCGCCCATTTTTTTGCAATGGGCGTTTCGTAAGTTTCGAATTCAAGAGTTAGCTCATGCTGATCATTCTTAAATTCAACATAGAATTTCATTGACTCACAGCCATAGGATAGATTTTAGAAATAACACTAGCACATGCTTTGGCTATTTCTTGATGTTCTAGTTGTGTGCCGTTACCGGATCGAAGTTCAATAAAGTGAATCCATGAACGTAGCGTCCCGTTCATATACAAGCGACTTACAGTATTACCTTCAGGCAAAATAGCACGGGCTTGTTCTTTAGCAATGCCTTTTCCGATCGCTTCAGAATAGATTCTTCGAACACTTTCGATGATAAATTTTTGTTGAGCATCCCACCATGCTTTTAACTCTACATCACTAGTTTCTATTGAGTTTTGTCTGTTTTTATTGTCTTGTAGCCTTGCTTCTCTAAGAACGAAATCGAGGTCTTGAGTAGGGTCAGCATATCGCTGACTGAACTCTTGGAAGCTAAAACTTCTGTGTCGCAAGATTTGTCTTGCGATGTCTCGGGTAGTTTCGATTTCGATGCAGGCTGAGGCCATTTCGAGTGGGCTCCAGTGTTGGTGTCTGACCAAGTATCTGATGAGTTTTTCGGATGTTTCTGTGTTGTATTGGTTGGCTGGATTGGACACACGGGCGCAATACGCGATGAGTTCTTGGACATCGTCAATGCCTTCGTTTTTAAATTCTTCTGTGGGTTGGCTATAAGAAACTAATTTAACTTTCATCTTAATTTTTTTCTCTTTAAAAACTTATTTGTGTTTTTTATCATGTCTTTTTTTACTCGTTCAGTGTCGAGCTTAAAGTCAACATTTTCAATTTCGCTTTCGTATGCGGCCAGCATTTCTTTAAGACTAGATTCGAAAGAATCCCAGTCTTCTCGTACACGCCTACTAGCCATGTTAATTTCCCAAATCTTTTTGTTTTTGAAGGTCACAGTAACGGATTCCAAATACCTTAACGGAATCACGTTTAATGTGATCTCTCCAAAAACTTCAGGCCATCTTTCAATTATATCTTTGGGAAATGTTTTCCCTGTAGTCACGCTTCTTTAACGACCTTTTTCTTTGTAGGTGCAAGATCTTCAGCCATTCTTCTAAACTGAGCGGCTTCTTTAGATAGTTTATCAGCTTTTGATCTATATTCTTTAGCTTGATCTTCGGGACTTAGATTTTTGTTCACTACCGGTTGATCTGCGATCGGATCTGTGTTTCCCTGCGGCGGAGTAATGTCTCTGACCTGTGCTAATTCTTGTACTTCTGTATTTTCTTTAACAGTTGCTTTGATAGCGAGGTCTTGAACGCTTACACCTTGTTGCTCTGCAATTAGTTGATTAAGTTCGGACAACAAAATTGTAGCATGCATATTTGGCATCATTTCGATTTGATCTGTAGGAAACTTTCCTAATAGACCTTTAACGTGTAAAGATGCTAGCATTGGACTTCCGTCTGGGAAATATGATCTTCCTAGAACTTCGCCAAACTCAAACGCAGTCTGTGAAGCATTAGATTCAACCAAGCTAATGATTGCATCATGTTGTGATGGATCTAATAATTCAGTCTGTACTACTAGACAATTAAAAGCATCACCCGGTAGTGTTCTAAATGCTACTAGACATTTTCTTCCAGTGTTTACTACTCTACCTACGTGTTTTAGATCGTTCGCCATATTAGGCTCCTTGTTGTGGTTTACCAGCGGCTGCTAAAAATGCAGATAGTTTATTGTATGTTTGACCAACTACTACCATTTCACTTGGTTTAAATGCGCCGCGCTGGCTAGCAACATCGATGATCATTTTCATAGCATTAAGATCGCTGATTGTTAAATCCGCTTCAGATTGCGGTTCTTGTGCGGGTGCGGTTTGTGCCGCTGTTTCGGGTTGTTTAGTTTCTTCGGTCATAAGGCCTCCTTATATGAGTTATATATGCATATAATTTATCAGTCAGGCTAAATGTGGACAGGCAAGTCTGAAGAAGCTGAGTTCTTTTTCGCTTTCAAAGCCGATTTTAGTAACGTAGATAATAGTGTTATCTACCAGATCTAGTCCTTGCCCGACGTAGTATCTACTGTTTAGATTGTTATAAATCCAATTATCTATTTGTTGGACTAGCGATGGGGAATACCTAAAGACTTTCGTATAATGAAAATGCCTAGCAGGAAATTTAGATTTTCTTATTTCTAATACGTTTAAAGGATTTACTGTACCGTTTTTAATAGCCATAATAAAAAGGGGGACTAAGCCCCCTAGACCTTATTTTTTAAATTCGTAGTATGCGTGGGCACCAAACGGTGGAACAATAGTATCATTACCGTGAATAATGAATACCGTATCGCAGTAATCTGGATCACCCCAAGAATCCCAAGGATATCCATCTGTGAACATGATAAATTTCTTAGGATTGATGTCGTGTTCTTTCATGTATTCCCAGTTACACATGAAATCGGTTCCACCGCCGCCGGCAACTTCATACTCCATGATATCTTTACCATAGCCGTCAAAGTCTTCTTCGTTATAGACTCGCGTGTCAAAACACCACAATTTAATTTTGTAGTCTTTGTACTCGTCCATAATGCCTTTGATCTCGCTCATAAAATCTTTAGCCTGATCATCGCCAATGGAGCCCGACATATCAATTGAAACACAGATATCAATTGTTTCGTCGTAGTTAGTACCAGGCAAGATAGCATTCATATGCCAAGCCTTACGGTTAGGACGAATAAATGTATAGTCGTTCTTAATAGTGCTTTGGATTTGCTGGCGCAGGATTTCACGCCAGTTCATTTTAGGCTCAGTGAGCTCTCTGATCATCCTAGCGATATTTGCAGGAACATTACCAGCACCTGCGGCCTGTGCCGCTTGCATAGTCGCTTCTTTAATCTCGTCTCGAATCTTTTTAAGATCTTCTTTGGAATAAGAAGGCTGACCATTTTTTCCTTCTTTCTCCCAGTCAATGTGATCGTCAAGAAGTTGACCTAATGCGGCAAGTTCTTGTTCGTCCATGTCTTCGTAGATCTCGTCATAGATCTGCTCGGTGCTTTTACCGTAGTGTTGAGCGTCGTGGAAAATTTTAATCTTTGGGGGAACTTCACCAATACGATCTCGAACCAATTGTCCGTTAACAGCATAGTCTGCGGCGATGTTCCAAATATTACGATTTCGACCTTCGTTGCGTAGCATGTGTTCAAAAACATTATGCAGAATTTCGTGTGCTACAACAAACTCAACTTGTTTAGGAGTTAGATCGGAAAAGAAGTCTCGATTGTAATAAAGATGGCGCCCATCTGTTGCGGCAGTTTGGCACCACTCACTAGCGTCTTGAATTTTAAGACGGGTAGCCATGTTACCAAAGAATGGATGACGAAGCAGTAGACCAACTCTGGCTACTACGATTTTATCTACGATTGGGTCCATGTAACTAGACATATTCTGCTCCAAAGTATTTACTAATGTATATATTATAACAGGACCCGAAGGTCCTGTCAATTTGTTTTGGACTCTTAATTGCGGTCTGTTGCGGCCGCAATATACTTACCATATTTGGCATGGAAGTCATCAAAGCATTTGATCTCGTCTGGATCCAACGGCAGTTGATATTGAGTAAGAGCAAGTTTGGTACCCATAACAACCAATTCAGTTTCAAAATTGTTCATCATAAACTCAAAGAAACAGTTTACTTGGTCGTTCCAATCTTTAGCGTTCTTATCTGAAGCATCTTTGAGTTCATAGCAGAGACTAACAGTCAATGAGTACATCGCAGAGATTTCTTTGGTGTCCATCTTTTTAACTTTGCCCTTAAGGATATCTTGAGGATCAGGAAGCTGACCTGCAACCTTGCGGTGTGCCATGAACTTAACTGCAAGACCTTCGCCAACTGCACCTGAAATCAAATCAGTCAAAGTGCCTTCGTCTTCGTCGTCATCAAACAACAGCTCAGACACAAAGGTCCAAGAACGCGGAGTTGCAAAGGCACGACTTGCGGATTTAGGATCAAAGTCGTATAAGTCTTTCTTAGAGAAAGTAAGGAAACCAACTACGTCTTTGTGGATACGATTTTCGGTAGCCCAGCTAAAGTAGTCATCCCAGTCTACACGCATTTCCAAGTGAACGAAGCGGTTAGCCAACGGAGCAGGCATACGGTAAGTAACGCCTTTGTCGCTTTCACGGTTACCAGCCGCAACAATCAGAACGTTGTCTGGCAGTTTATAAGTACCAACCTTGCGGTTAAGAACTAACTGATAAGCCGCCGCTTGTACGGCAGGAGCCGCAGAGTTCATTTCATCCATGAACAGAATGATTTTGCTATGTTTCTCTGCCAACTCGGCATCGGGCAACTCACCAGGGGGTGCCCAAACCATTTTGCTGGCATTGCTATCAAAGTAAGGGATACCCTTAATGTCAGTTGGTTCCCAAAGACTCAAACGGATATCAATAACATGAGCTTCGAGCTCTTCGCCAAGTTGCTTGACGATATCGGATTTACCAATGCCCGGAGGACCCCAAAGGAATACTGGACGTTGGGCTTTAAAAGCACGGCGCAGGCTTTTCTTAGCAGATTTGGGGCCTACTTGACGGGTAATGACTTCGCTCATTGAAAACTCCTAGTTGATGAAAAAGTTGAAGTAACTGTCTATGTATGTATTATACGGGAAAGAAACTAGGAAGTCAACGGATTTTTTAATTATTCTTCGTCCGTTTGGCTATCTTTCTTTTGGCGATTCATAGCTTTAACGAGCCCATATTTTCGAATGTCATCCGAAAACATATAAAGCTCAAACGACTTTTTTTCCGAAAAAACGGTTATGGAATGATTGGTTAAATGATATGGATAGTCCATATTTCTATCAAAGAATATGATAGTTTGGGGACTTAGATCGATTGGCTCAGTAAACGGAATTTCATAAGATTTCAATTCCAATTCTTCTATTAGAAATTTAAGACCATCATCACTTAGCCTTAGGCCACCACTGTCTTTACTGCGATGGCTTTGCCACCACTTGTATAGATGTAGCTTGACATTAGCCGGATCTATACTGTAGTCTTTTTGTTTTAAAAAAATTTTTGTAAATGTTTCTTTTGAAATCATTTAATAATCTCGCCAGAAGTTAATTTAACCACTGCAAAATCCTCGCAGTTGAAAAGACGATTTAACTTTTTAGCAAGATTGTGTGCATGGCCAGGATTAGAGAAACTAACTTTTTTATACTTAGGCCCTGGATAGCTAGTAAGACTATTAGCCGATTTTAGATTAAATGGCTGTCCTTTATAGAACACTGCCCAGATGGCATCGGCCTCGAGTACTTGCTCGCTTTTGTAATTCTTTTTGTTTATGTGCTCTAGTAATACTTTCGGCTTCGGTCTTGACATATATACGTCCTATATTAAGTACGCATATATTTATCTTTTTTATGATGAAAAACCGCCACCGTCCATCTGTATAGTAACTGAGCCGCCAGAACTTTGTTCTAGTTTACGCAAAATTGTATCGTAATCTTCAAGAAGTTTAGCAGATACTTCCCCTAGACAAAAAGCCAATGCTTTAGCAGTTTTAATGTCTAATTTAATTTCTCGTTGCTGGCTTAGGTCTGCGGCTTTAACCTGCTGTATAAATTGCTGGATAGGTATGGTATTAATCGGATTTGGCATTTGATAGCACCTGTTTCATTTCCATTTCAGTTTTAAAAGGACCTTTAAACGGATATCTTTCTAAGGTAATAAGTTTAGGACAAAAGCTCTTAACCCATCCTTTGTCAAATTTAATTGTGTAATATCCTGCACAATATAAGCTCTTGCTAGCAGAGCTTTTGGTAAAAAGTGGCAATTTCTTCTGTACATTGAATAGCGGATTATATGGATAGCAACTAGTTGGATAACCATAAACATCTCGATTGTCTTCTTGAGAACTAATCGTAGTCTTAACACTAGATTGAAAGAAGTCTTTACCAAATAGTTTTGTTAGCTCATCTTTTTTGTTGAAATACTTTTCGCCACCTTTGGCACTTAGCATAAATTTGTTATTTTCTTTTTTATGTAGGATGCCGATTTTCTCGCCGTCTTCTTCAACGATCCAAAATTTACCGTCAACTACTGGTTTAGCTTTAAAATTCATTTTGTTCCTCCGCTGGGATATCTTGCTTGGAATGGTTCTGCATATTGCTGTATTGAGTCTGAGATTTTTTTCATATCGTAAAGATTGCAGAACTTTAATAACCTAATACCAACCTGGCTGATATTTTTAGGTTCCTTAGTTTGTGATTCGATAGTTTCGTTAATCATTTGTTTAACATCATTGGGTTGTGCAGTTAAGTCGATTAACTGAACATTTCGATTGTAGTCGTCTAGGACACGATGTTCTTGACCTTCGTGGTCGACCCAACGCTGAAGCATGAGATTGTTCCATGCCCAACCTTTAGAATTTCTATCTTGAAATGCTTCTTGAAGACCTACTTTATTTTTTGTACCTTTAGTACGCACACCGGGATATGCTGAAAAAACATTATCGCTAGAGTCGCCACGCATACACTTTTCAAACAGAATCCATTGTGTATCAGGCGCAGGAATAGCCTCTTTAGTTTTCTTATCTATTACTGCTTTACCTTTTTTGTCAAAGACTCCTTCGTGTGTAGTTAGCGTATCTGCTACACCGTTATACTGTTTGACATTTGGAGCAATCAACTGATGGAAGTCGCTGTCTGTCGAAATGATCACATGATCATCGTTGGGATGACTTTGAATGAAGCCGGCGATAAGATCATCTGCTTCAAGATTTGGATGACGCAAAACTGTACAATTTGTCTTAGTTTCAATAAACTCTTTGAAAGCATCAAAAGTCTCCCAAAAGAGTTTATCTTCTTCTTGTTCTTTTACAGTCATAGCCGCACGGGTTTCTGCGCGATTTGCCTTATAAGGCTTATAAACATCCTTACGCCACGACCGACCTTCTAAGCAGAACACTACATGAGTGCCTCCGAAGTCTTGCCATGCTTTTTTGATACTGTTGAAAGTAATATGCAACGCCATGCCAAGTTTAATGTCAGCATCTCCTCTGACAACATGTCTTGCCCTAAAAAATGTATTAGCAGTATCAACTAAAATAAACGACATTACAATCCTTTAATTAAGGTTTCATAAATTTCATGATTCATAAACGGAATGGCATGCAGTTCCTTATTCTCTGCATTATCATTCAGTCTTAGATCAAATGCTATGCTTAGTCTAAAGTTGTCTTCTTTATGTTCATCAGTATGGTGGGGAACCCAACTTGGAAAAATTGACAGCCCGCCCTTATAGTTGCCTGGCACAAATTGGACATTTCGATCAAACACATTAGTATAATACGTGTTTGTAGCGTAGTTGTCAAGATGGATGTTGCCACTTAGATACGCATCGTTACCTGCACCATGGGAGTGCTCTTTGATATGTTCGCCCGTTTTTAGTTTATTAAACCAACAAACGATATCCACATCTCGAATTTCGCTGTTATCTTGGCTAACATAATCCAAATATGAAATCCTAAAAAACTTTAGTAGTTCGGCTAATTCTGGTAACTCGTCTTGAAAATTTAAAAGATTATATCTGCCAAATCTGCTAGTTACACTATTTTCTCCTAGACCAGTGCCACCATCGTGATGTAAAGGAACTGTATCTAAGATTCGGCTTTCGTTTTCGATCAGCCATTCTCTTATAGTGTCAATTTTTTCAGCATCTTTCCAATGGCCTACTCCGAAAGAAATATCCCAACTAGGAGAATATTCTGTCAACGGATGCATGCTCTTCATCCTTGCTATTCTCATTAGCTTACCTCTGATTTGCCTTTGGCGATTGGTACGACATTAATAAATCCTGCGCCTCTTGTTACATCTTGTCCTTCTTCGGCAAGGATATTTCTCGCAAGATCTCTAAACCAACGATCAACTATTTCTTCTTGGGGATCGTTTTCTAATCCGTAGCCTGCCTTAATTAATTGTTCTACAAAATACTCATTCCAGTCTAACTCAAAAAAACCGTTTCTTGGATTTTCTGGATTAACTTTTGTGTCTAATACTGCCACCCACGGCTGACCTCTTTTTGTAGCTAACTCTTTGGGTGAAAGTTTAGCTTCCTCGGCAATACGTTTAGCTTCCTCGGCAGCTTCTATTGCTTCTTGTTTTAATTTTTCCGCTTGAGCTTTCGCTTCCTTGATCTTGTCAAAGCCAAACAGTTTTTCTATAAATTTTTTCATTAAGTTCCCCACTCATTTTTAAATAATGGCACTTGCAGTCTATCACTATAACGAAGACCGTTCTTCATTGCTAGTTCTGCTACACGACGATTGTTAAGAGCGTAAACGCTTTCAACGCCGCCTACTGGCATAAGGTATACATGGCCTCTGAAACCGGCCTTACGATATGCACCGATAGCACATTCTGCATCAGCAAAGTCTTGTTCTGTAGCAACAACAAATTTAAGATATGTATGACCAATTTCCTCATAGCTACAAACTACTTCTGGTTTAATAGCATCTTCCCATTTTTCACCGCTACAAGGAAGTTTAGCACTAACACTAAATGTTAGAGCCTCGTAGCCTCTCTTGCCGCCAGGAGTACCTCTAGGATTGAGTGTCCAGTCTAATAGGTAATGTCTAAATTCTTTTGAAAGTTCTTGAGTGCCGTTAGTTTCAAAGGTAATTTCTTTAAGACCTTTCATTTTCTCATGCGACAGTAGATCTGGATAAGCACGTTGCCAACCTAACAACGGCTCACCACCTGTGATAACTAAGTGTTCGTCACGCCATTCGTTAAAGGGAAGGATTTCCATAGTGCGATCTACAATAGCGTCAGTAGTTAGCATTGGACTTAGATCCTTAAAACTAGGATGCCATGATGCATAACTATCACAGCCTGTGCTAACAAGTGGAAGTTCTTCGTAACGTTTAAATGGTGTAACTTCGTGTACCAACGCCAACTGTTCTGCTTCTGCACTCAGTATACCTCTCTCCATACCGAAGCCAGCACACTTGAAGTTACAGCCGAATGTACGTAAGAAAACAGACGGTACACCCATGTAACGTCCTTCACCTTGGATACTATAAAATAATTCTGCGATTTTAATTTTACTCATTGCTTAAACATTTCCAAGTTGATAATTTTTGCTACACGTTCGCCAATGTCTTCCCCGCTGGGAATAACGTATGTTTGGCTTTCGTGTCTGTCTTTGCGTTCATCGTAGTGTCTTACATTTAAGATTTTACCACCAACCGCCGATGATAATTCAAAAGTAATACGATTCTCACCTTCTGCTCGGCCCTTTTCAATTGCCATTGCTGTTCCCAATTGTAATCCCCCTTGCAATTTCGCTTTGTTAACGTAGCGTTCTTCTTCGTAACTGTCTTTATTTTCCCAAGCCTTTTTAGCCTGCTTATAAAACCACCGATCAAACCAATTCATATAATTCCTTAATATTTGTAAATTTGAAGACAGTATTTAGGATTTTTCCAAACAGCATCTTTAAATTTAATTTCGAGTCGAGTCTTGCTACTATACACTCTTGTTTCTAAGAAGTCAGGATCACCGATGCCCGAAACTTTCATAGACTTGTTGGTAAAATTACAAGCAGAGTCTTCATAGAGTAAATTAGTATTATCAACTTTGAAACAACAAAGAGAACAGTTTAAAGTTTCCTTTTCTCGAACAATACCAATTAAATAGTATTCTTTTACGCTACGGACTTTTTCAAGCCAACCGTCCACAAACAAACCCCAGATCTTTTTAGTATCTTTAGTATTGAAGTAGGCCTTGGTCTCTTCTTGAAACGTTTGATACATACTAGCTTCAGTCGTTGACTTTGATTTGTCTTGTTTGCTAACACCCTTGACGTCAATTCCTTTATTACCTACTTTGACATCGATAATGCTTTTACCAGCCCCGCACCATACTGCTTTGGGAATACTTTCAGCAACAACGTATTCCCATTGTTCTTTACCTAAAGCAAGTGGATATCCTTTGGCAATATACTTTCGTAAAGGATTAATAATTAGATCCATTTCTTTTTGGAAAGTCTTGACGAAATCTTTGCCTAACAAAGTATTGATTTCGTCAACAGTCATAGGTTTAAGACAGTGTGTCATCGAGGTGCAAAATCCTGTTGCAGTTTGATATTGTCAAAGAATTCCTTCTTTGTGCCAGGATCGTCTTTGAAAGATCCTTTTAAGACTGTAGTTTGTGTTAGACTACTATGTGCCATGATGCCACGGTTTTCGCAACATCCGTGAACGGCTTGGATGTAAACACCTACATCTTTGGCTCCTGTGGCTTTTTGTATTTCGCGGGCGATATCATTAGCAAGCTCCTCCTGGAGAGTACCACGTCTTGCACACCACTGTGCGATTCTTGTGTACTTTGAAAGACCGATAAGTTTCTCAGCCGCAATAATGCCAATATAAGCAACGCCACTAACGGGTTGGTGATGATGGCTACACATACTGCGAAGCTCACTGCGAACAACCAACATACCTTCGTAGCGGTCCTCCGAATCGTTTGGAAATGCGGTTGCGTCTGGTGCTGGGTCATATCTTCCTGCCATTATTTCATTGAAGTACATTTTAGCAAGACGCTTCGCTGTACCGTGCGAGTTGGGATCGTTTTCGCGATCAATCAGCAAACGATCAAGCACTAGTTCAAATGCTTCTGTTGCTTCGTCGATTAGTTTGTGTTTCATTTCTTCAGTGACATAATCACTGATATTATCACCAGCCCAGAAACGCTTGTTATCACGTTTCATTTTGAAACGGATTACGTCTGCTAGATACGCTTCTTGATATCCGCCATCGCCTGCCATTGCGTCCAGGCCTGTTTCTTTTTTATTTGACATATATTTCATTCTCCGAGTTTTAGACGTGGATGTCTATTAGTTATTATATAGGTTTATTTAGGTTAGGTCAACCGTAACAGTAGATTTTTTCTCACAGCTTCTTTTAAGATGTTTAAGCTAACATCATTATTTTCTGCAAACTGTATCAACGCAGATGTATCCTTTGGAAAACAATGCCCTCCAAAACCTTTGAAACCGTCGTGTCCTGGAACATCCGTATGCGTAGGTCCGATTCGATTATCCAATGACATGCATTGTTGTATCATTTTCCAATCACAGTTCGTTCGTTGAGCTAGTTCTGCTAGTTCATTCATAAAGACTACTTTGGTAGCCAAATACGAATTTATTAGATATTTTACAAGGCTGGCTTCTTCTATACTACAGTAGGTTACTGTTTCTAAGTTGCTCTTAGTTTCTTTAATTAGTCTAGCCGCTTCATGTTGATATGCTTTAGTTCCACCACCGATTATGACCCATGTTTGTTGAGCATAGTCTCGACTCGCATTTCTAGCAGTCAAGAATTCTGGCGAATATACTAGATTATCATATTCTTTAGATAATTTAGAATATGCATCGGGCGGTGCAGTTACCTTTGAAATTATAACACCTTTAAAATCTTCTAGCTTCCTAAGAACAGATTCTAATATTGAAGTATCACAGTTGCCTTGATCGTCTGAGGGACTTGGTACGCAGATAAAAACACCATCACAGTCTTTTAGGTCATCGTATGTACCAGTATACCCTTTAGTTGAATCTGTGTCTATGCAGACTAAGTCTGCATATGAGCTGATATTGTCTCGAATAGCATTACCAACAAAACCTAAACCAATAATGCCAATTCTAACATGACTAAAAAAATTCATAGAGAAATCCAAACAATCCACAAATATGTTATATAGTGAGCAAGCTGATCGAGACCTAAGTGATTCCAAAATTGTGGAGTTCTAATATCTCTGTTGCCATAATTCATTTTCGTCCAGTCTACATGATAATGAATTAAAAAATCTAAAATACCTATAACTAAGCTGTAGATAAAACTAAATCCAAATATAAAAAATATTAGAGACGTAGCACCACCGTGCTTTAAACTATGGCCTAATCCTGTTGGGTGTAGATATATGCCTTTTGATTGTACTTCAGCATCATTTTGATTAACAAAGTCGATATACCAATGTTTAATAAACAATGACAGCAGTAAGAAAAAAATTAAATTATACATTATTTTTCCTGTAATTGCCTTTTTCTGGTATAACGTGCCTTACACCGCCTCTAGGATCATCCATATCTCCTCTTCTTCGAGGAATCATATGAATATGCGGATACATTATAGTTTGGCCAGCAGCCTCGCCACAGTTTTGCCCGATGTTAAAAGCATGCCACTTTTCCGATACGACTCCTTCGTATCCGAATTTGTATGCAGATTTGTAGCACTCCATGATGTTTTCAAAGCGTTCCTCGGTTGGCACAAACAACAAATGTCCTTCCGAAACTGGATAAGCGTCTCTGAAGACCCAGAAGTCTTTGGTTCGATATTCAATTTCTGTCCATGGTGCTCGTTTTTCATCTAATGCCCTTTCTAAGTCAGTAATCAATTTCTTCCTCCAAATATCTCTTTAATTCTTTATCTGTAGGCTGTACAGAATAATTTTGCTTAAAGAAAATTTCATAACTATCCGATCCGTACTTACCAATACCGTACAAGTCTGTGGCATCGACCCCATCCCATTTGAGATAGTCTAGACTCATCTTGTATAAACGTCTTGCTCTGATTTTATACATGCCCAACGGTTTGATGATTTCTTCTATGTCAATTAGGCGACTCCTTAGAACAGCTTCTGGAGTTGGCCAACGTTCAAGAAACTTCGGTAAAACTGTTTTTACAGGCTTACGTCCAGTTTGATTTAGCATGATTACACCGACCATATGCTCCCAACTATTTTTAATTTGTTGTTGAACCATTAGATCGTCACGTAACGGAATCATAGCCAAAAATCCTCCCAGGGATAAACTAGCCAGCAATCATCTTCGCGTTTATCCACAGTCCATACATGATAGTCAGGATCTTTAAATTCACTTCCGAGATTATGGGTTAATGTAGCAAAGCGAACATTATCTCCCCATACTTGATTCCATTCGTCGGAACTAGGAAAGCAACCACTCGGCCAGTCTTTCTTAATCCAGTTAATAGTAGCACCTGTATCGTTTATGTCGTCAACAATAAGGATTTTCTTTTTAAGTTTCTCAATATGCTTTTGACCGCCGAACTCTGCACTATGTTCTGTGGGAACTACACCGATTGCATCTTCAGCCATCCATAAGTTGCTTTCACCACCGTCGCCATCACGAAGACTGACATTAAGCGTGTGCATCTTAATACCAGTGAATTGACTTAGCAAGTTAGCTGGAATCAGTCCACCGCGGGTAATACCTACAATATAGTCAGGCTTCCAATCGTGTGCTGACATTTGGCGAGCAATGTCTAGACATGCTCCTTCGACTTGACTCCAGCTGTAATAAACTTTCTTCATTCAATTAAAGCCCCAGCGATTTGAGTTAGATCTTTATAGTCTAAGAAAAACTCATATGTTGATTCGTTGTCTATATTTCCGTCTTGGTCTTTAGTGGCTTGAATAAAGTTCACAGCATAAAGACCTTGAGGAGCCAGACATTCCCATTTTTTAATTTTCAGTTGAAATCCAGGTGTGTCTTTGATAATAAATTCTTTCATGCATTTTCCCCTTTTAATGATTCCCACATTCTTGCCTTGGATAATTCTTTGATGTATTCGTCATACATTTTTTTAAGTTTTGGATACTTAGATTCTAGTATAACATCTCTTTCAGGAATCATCAAGACCTGCTCGATATTTTTTAACCTTTCGTCTAAATCTACACCGTTCAATATCATTTTGCCTTTGACTTCTAAAGAAGCCCCATCTGCAGGTATAGTTAATACTGGGTTAGCAGTAATACTAGTGTTAGCCCAACTAGCAGTGATTCCGTTAGATACTAGATTTGCGTTGGTGAAGGTATTGCTCATTGTGAATCCATTTATTCTTTACAAGAAACCCCCATTCTCTACGTTGCGGTCCTGGCATAAACAATGTCCAGCATTCAACACTGGGATCTAATTCAATCCGGTGATAACTAGTAGCACTACAAAAACGAAAATGACCTGGAGCTCGCCACTTTGCAATCTCACCAATTTTTTGGCCTTGTTCATTAAACTGAGGAATCCATTCATAGTATCCGCCTTTAAGGATTAGGGTAGCGTAAGGCCATGGATGATCATGCACATCATCGGGGTCTGATTTAAGAAATTTATGTATGAATACATTGAAGGGGAAGTGCTTGCGCTCTTTAAGAAAAATATAATACCTTTCCAAATAAGGTTCATGGTCTACTCTATCCATAATAACACGTTTACGGTCATGGCGTTCTAAAAACGAGAAAAATTTATCTTTTAGGTACTGGATTATCATAATCGTCTTTCACAAGGTTATAAACAGTTTGAAAATTTCTAAGAGCAACATCTAACCCAGGATACTGTTTACACATATCTTGAACTCGATCCCAATCAGGAAATGCATCAACCCATTCTTCCGGTAGGTTAAAAATGAACGAAGAATTATCTATAGACACTGAATTGACCCCAACCATAGATGATGCACCACTTGCAAATGTGTATGTAGGTTGAGCACCAGCGGCCGTAAAGGGCCCAAGTGTTATTGTGTCACTACAGGAAAACTGTCCAGAAGACATATTACTATCTAGAGTAATCGTAATCTCGTCGGAGATTATACTAGCTAATTCTTCTGATAAGTTCTTTGGCTGAGAAGAATTCGTCACTTAATGCCTCCTTTTGTTTTTTTAATTGAGGTAAAAACTTTTCGTAGTTTTCCATGTACTGGATAATCTTATGACATATTTCTGGTCTGTGTGCGATATATGCTTCGTAGCTTTCAGTCCAGGCACTGGGATACTTAAATGTATCAAATGCCATCTCCGAATAACTTAAACGATCTGGTACCATAGGGATAGCATCTACGATAGCACCCTCATACCAACTAATACCGAGTGTTTCTTGTAGGTTAGCACTAAACACTAGTTTAGCTTCACCTAACATATTATGATATTCATTCTTTGTCAGTTGTTGGTCTTGACAAACTGCAAATTCATATTGTGGAAGATGGTGCTTTAAATCTCTAAAGATTTCCACCTGCTTTTCAGGAGCGATCCGGTGAGGAAACAAAATAAGATTTCTTTTTGTCATTCCCTTGTAAGGAGTTAGAGTATCTTCCATATACTCCATGGGCCATCCACTTCGAACAATTTTACCATTGTTGTCTGTGTAACGATCTCGCCATTCTTCTTCGTACCAAGGATTGTCGAACGGAACACTGTCGTGTAGAAGTTCATCGAAGAATAACTTAACGTGAAATTCTGTAGCAAAGTAGTTATGATCGAAGCAATGAAAGAAACTTTTCTCTGCATGACGAACCCAGCGAGCAGGTCCGATTAGACGTCCTAAAAAGTCTTGTGGATCATAACTACCGGCATGCCATAATCCATGCGTGACTACCGGGATGTCCAGCAGTTCACTCATGTACTTTAAGTTTATGATACCAGGGTGCCAAGCATCAGTAAAGATAAAGTGATCGCCGGGATGAATGGCTCCGTTACAAAATAAACGGCCCAGTTGCTCAACTTGGCTAGACTTA